CGGTGGTGGAGCTGGTGGAGCGGCTGCAGACGACCGACTGGTGCAAGTTCCAGGAGCCCTTGTGCTGGCTGCCGGAGATGGTCGGCCTGGCCGTGGGACACACGGGCAACGCGCTGCTGGACGGCTACCGGGAGATGTTCGAGCTCACCGAGGAGTTCCGCTGGCGCGGTGACGTGGAGCGGCTGCGGGCGCTGTGGCAGCAGGCCCGGCCGGTGGTGGAGCATTTTCGCCAGTTCCACGACTGGGCCGAGGGCGAGCCACCGGAGCGGATGCAGCAGATGGTAATGGCGCTGACTGGTTTTGAGGCGGCGGAGGCGGATGAAGAGGAGGAGCTATGGCTGGACCAGGCGGCGGGACTGCAAAATGAGTGGGCCGGGAGCCTGGCCGGGTGAAGGGGGCGACGTGGTTGGAGAAATCTTGATCGGCCTGGCCTGCCTGGCGGCCATCGTGATGGTGGTCCTGATCTGGCGGCTGGCCAGAAAACATAGAAGCTGGTAAAGGAGGTGTAACGTGGCGAGCAAACGGCGGAAGCGGGCTCGGCAGTGCAGCCAGAAAAAACGGTACGGCACGCAGACCGAGGCGGTGGAGGCGATCATCAGAATGACGCGGCCGGAGTGTGCCGGCCGGAGACGATGAGCTACCCGTGCCGATGGTGCAACGGGTGGCACGTGGGACGGCCGCCGAGACACCTGAACAAGCGGCGGTCTATCAAGATGTGGGAAATCGTGGGGAGGTAAAATGAGGCGCAACGGGCACAAAAAGACAGATCAAATCGAAATTAGCCCCTACCTGCCCATCCTGCCAGCCATCAACTGGCCGGAGGAGGCCTACACGAGCCTGGTGATGCGGCTGGACCTGTACCAGGATTACATCGTGGCCCAGAAGTTTGAGAAAGGGCAGGGCGGGGCGCTGTTCACGGTCGATCCGCTGGACCTGGCCACGGCGCTGGGCGATCTGACCGTGTCGAGCGGGCTGCTGCCGGAGAATTGCCTCTTCTGGAGCCGGGCCGGCGGGCAGGAGCGGCTGGGGGTGTACGTAGCGCCGAAGGTGTGGCCGGTGAGCGTGCAGGGCGAGCGGCTGACCTGGCTGGTGCCCCTGCCGGGCTTCGTCTTCGTGGGCCAGGGCAAGAAGTACAGCCTGTGGGCGGTGAAGGAGCGGCCGGTGGGCACGACCTCGCTCTTCCTGCCGCCGACGCCGAACACCTCGGGCACGGTCTGCACGGGCAACGCGCCTTTTCCGCAGGCGAGCGCGAAGACGATCTGGCAGGCGGTGGACGTGTTTTTCAGCAGCGGCTTTAACAACCACCTGGCGAACGGGAAGAGCCAGGACAAAAAACACAAAGAGAATATCCTGACCCGGTGGCGGGAACTCCATGAGGCGGGCGCGGAGAGCTACCCGCTGGAGGACCTGGTGAGCGCGGGCCGGACGTTGAGCAGATTGATGGAGGATTAATGAGAGCGAGCAGTCAGCAGTCAGCAGCCAGCAGTCAGCAGCCAGCGGTCAGCGGCCAGCGGAATGGGCGGGAGGCGGCCCTTCGCCAAGCTCAGGAGGAGCCTCAGGACGTGGTATCGTGCGAGTTCGAGCTGGCGTACGTGTTCGTGTGCGAGGTGGGGCGGTGCTGAGAAGGGGCGGCTATTACCGGGACACGGCCGGGCGGCCGCTGTGGGCGCTGGATCAGGTAGTGCGGGCGGCGCGGGAGGGGCGCTGGCCGGTGGTGGAAGAGGCGGAAAAGCAGCAAGTGGAGGTGAGCTATGTTTGACCCGAAGGGGCGTGATTCGTGGGAAGGGCTGCACGGCGAGACGGCCGATCAGAACCTGAAGGCGCGGGACCGGGCCATCCTGTGGGCCAGGGACCGGCTGCGGGATGATTTTGTGGTGCTGGATACGGAGACGACCGGGCTGAACGAGGACGACGAAGTGGTGCAGGTGGCTGTGGTCGGCAAGACGGGACGGGTGCTGCTGGAGTGCCTGCTGAAGCCGCGCAAACTGATCCCGCCGGGCGCGAGCGCGGTGCACGGCATCCGGGACGAGGACGTGGAGGGGGCGGTCGATATTTACGACCTGCTGCCGGTTCTGCATTCGATCTTGCAGGAGAAGCAGGTCCTCATTTACAACGCGGATTACGACCTGAGGCTGATCCGGCAGTCACTGCGGATGCGCGGGCTGGATGGGCTGGTCGGCCAGGGGCGGGCCTGGTGCGTGATGGAGGAGTTCGCCCGTTACTACGGCGAGTGGAACGAATACCACGGCAATTACAAATGGCAGAAGCTGGCCAGAGCGTGCCAATATTTCAACCTGCCGGTTGACGGCGCGCACGGGGCGGCGGCGGCCGCCAGGATGACGCTGCGGGTGGTGGAGCGGATGGCCCAGGCGCTGACGAGCCAGGAGCGGGAGGCGGAGACGCGGGGGCTGAAAGAGGCCCAGGCGGAGGCATTGGCAAATGAAGATGATGCCAGCGCCGATTAGATACTACATTTACACCGGGCAGGAGCTGCCGGCGGCCAGGCCGTATGGCTACGTGCTGGCCAGGGAGGGCATATACAAGCTGGCCGATACGCCCTTTTTTACGGTCAGCCTGCTGCTGGCCCGGGTGCGGCGCGGCGTGCCCGGCCTGGAGGAGTTTGGGGAGTGGGCGGTCGTATCCGTGCCGCGCATCCCGGCCAGGTGGCTGCGGTCGGTGCTGGAGCACGCCCGGAAAGCGGGTCGTGGGCACGGCGTGCTCAGGCCCATCGAGCAGATGTACCATTTTCACTATTTCTTTCACGACCCGGACGATGGAATGAACGGGAGCGGCTGGCGGGTGGCGGTGCCGAAACAGCAGGCGAGCGCGGGGCAGGTGCGGTACATGGGCGGAGACGAGCGGACGGTGGTGCTGGATTTGCACAGCCACCACGAGATGGCGCCGTTCTTTTCGACCACCGACAACCGGGACGAGCAGGGGCTGAGGTTTTACGCGGTGATCGGCCACATCTACAGCCGGCCCCAGATCCGGCTGCGGCTGGGGGTGTACGGTGATTTTGTCGAGTTACCGGTCACAGTGTTGTTCGAGGGGCTGGGGCCGTTTGAGGATTGTTATGACGACGGCGCGTGAGAACCGGGAGCTGGCCGGGGCGATCTGGGAGAGCACGGCCCGCTATCTGCGCGACGCGGAGCGGGCGGGCAGCGTGACGGCCGACGACGTGGCTGGCGGGCTGGCCCAGGCCCTGGCCGATCATTTTGGCCCGGCGGGCGGGGTCTTGATCGTGTGGTGGGACCGGGAGGGGTTGAAAGTGAACGCGGCGAAGTATCCATCAATAGTGAGAGAGAGCGAGCTTTGATTTGGAGGTTAGAATGATCATCTGGTCCATTATCTACATCACCGCCGTCCTGATTGCCCAGTATACGGCAACCTGGTTTTTCCCGCTGCCCCTCTTCGGCCTGGTCGCGTTTGGGACGGTGGCCTTCGGCATAACATTTACGGCGCGGGACTACGTTCACGGTCTGGGCCGGCGCTATGTGTACATGATGATCCTGGCCGCCGCCCTTGCCAGCGTGGCTCTGTCCGTAGTTGGAGAGGTCCATTGGCGCATTATAGCAGCCAGTATAACCGCGATTTTGTTGGCCGAGACGGCCGACACCGAGATCTACCACCGGCTATTACAACAACGCTGGCTTGTCCGCGTAGCTGGCAGCAACTCCATCAGTATCCCCCTTGACTCGGTGTTGTTTAACGGCATCGCCTTCGCCGGCATATTTGCTGTGCCAGTGCTGGCGGCCATTATCTTCGGAGAGATCGTGGTCAAATTCGTGAGCGGTGGCCTGGTGGCGCTGTGGCGGTTGATCTGATCCGCCAGCCGGCCCTGATCACCGGCCTGTACCGCTGCGACAACTGCGCCCGCGATGTGGACGCCGTCGTCAAAGAGCGACGGTTCCGCCTCTGTCCTGACTGCTGGACGGAAATTGTAGAGCCAATCGCCCCCGGCAAATCGGGCGACCTGACCGAGGCGGAATACCGCGCCCGCGATGCTTACTGGAAATGGTACTACGAGATGGAGAGACTTCGCCCCACCACGCAGAATTACAAAAAGGGCACTGCGCCGGCCCTGGCCTATTCCGCCGAGGACCTTTACCCTTACTGCGAATGTGGCCGGCAGCGCAGGGTGATGATGTTAGGCACGCCCGGGCTGTTCGGTGGCCCGTTTGGGCAATACTGCGAGGCGTGCGAGGCCCGGCGGGAGGTTGAGTCGATCTTCCGTATGGCCCCCGCGATCTGGCCAGGCCGCGACGAGGAGGATATCCTGGATTTACTCCAGAGAGCCAATCCTAAAGCTTTCGAGTTGGGCGTATTGCCAGATTACTGGTTTGAATTACGACTGAGACAAATAGAGGTGCCAAAATGACCTTACCCATCAGACAACCCGGCGCCCGGGCCACAGGCGAGCCCTGCATCGTGCCGGCCAACATCGGCTTTTGCGACGCCTGCGACTGCTACCGGCGGTATGGTGAGGGCTGGCGAGTGAAGCGGTTCGATGGCATCCCGTATCACTTTTGCCCGGCGCACGACGAGGATGTGAAGCCGAAATGGCTGGCAGACCGGGAGAGACAAAAATGAGTTTCAGCGCCGGCTTCCGCTACGGCCTGGGCCTGTGGGCGGCCAGGCTGCTGATCACGATTGTGGCCCTGCCGCCGGCGGCGTGCCTGCTGGCGCTGCTGGTGACGGTGATGGAGTGTGTTTTTAGGAGTTGGGGATGGATCAGGTAGAGTTAAACAGGGCCAACGAGAAAACAGTAAGGGCACTGCTGGATCATCTAACGGCGGCCTTTGAGGAGTTTTGTCGGACCTATCCGGGGCCGGTGGATTATATCGATGGTTTTATGGCGGCTCATAATTTTCATTGTGTGATCGTGCTAGACCTTGAGCGGCGGTTAAAGGCCGATCCTGAGCGGCAGCTATTCTGGCGGCGGGTGGCCGTGGATACATTCAAATTGGCAATGGAGAACAAACCAGCTTTTTCACAGGAGGAAAATAATGGCGAAGCGTAAGCGCAGACCTGCACGCCAGCCGGCCGTGCGGGGCCAGGGCGGCAACGGAACCGGGCAGCCGGCGAAGTTTCAGCACGCGGAAGCGTTCAACTTGATGAAATACCGGTGCGAGAAGTGCGGCCACGTGGAGACGATCTGGAACAGCCGGGACGGGGTGACGCCCTTCACCGTGACGTGCGTATCCTGCCGGGCGGGGTCGATGGTCCATTTCGATTGGCGAGGCGATGTGCGAGCGCCGGAGTACGTGCCCCAGCCTGGCCAGTACATCTGGGTCGATATGCCGGAGAGCCTGAAAGCGCCGCTGGCCCGGTGGCGGATTGCCCTTGCTGAGGGCACGCCCGCCGAGGTACCGCCAGAGCGCCGGGCGGAGATTATCAAAGCGATCCTGGAGGGGTTTCACGAGGGTGAACCGTGGATAATACAATGGCCAGCCTGAAGCTGGAAAAACGCTACCGCATTGAAATAGGCGAACTGACCAGCGCCACCGTCATGCTGGTGGGGTGCGGGGGGACGGGCTCTTTCGCCGCCTTGCACCTGGCGCGGCTGGCCTGGGCGGCGGGGCAGCGGGGGCTGGACATCCAGTTGATCTTCGTGGACCCGGACCGGGTGGAGGCCAAAAACGTGGGCCGGCAGAACTTTTGCCCGGCGGAGATCGGGCGGGCCAAGGCGGAGACGCTGGCCAGCAGGTTCGGCCTGGCCTTTGGGCTGAAGGTGGAGGCGGAGGTGGGGCTGTTCCGGCCGGAGATGATCTACGAAAGCCGGCGGCGGTATGACGAGCACCTGCTGCTGGTGGGGGCGGTGGATACGGTGCAGGCCAGGCACACCATCCACGTGGGGATGGAGAAGGATATCGAAAGCTCCAGGCCGTGCGCGTTCACCTGGTGGCTGGACGCGGGGAACGACGAACACAGCGGGCAGGTGCTGCTGGGCAACCGGATCAAGCCGAAGCCGCTGATCAGCCCGCTGGGGGTATGCACCGGGCTGCCCATTCCGGGCGTGCAGGAGCCGGGGCTGGTGGCGGTGGGGGATAGGGGCCAGGGGCCAGGGGAGAGTGGGAAAGAGTTGAGCTGCGCGGAGCTGATGGCGCTGGAGGCGCAGAGTCTGATGATCAACCAGGCGATGGCGGGCTGGGTGGGGGTGTACAGTTACCGGCTGCTGCTGGGGCGGGACCTGGATTTGATGGCCACCTACGTGGACCAACTCAGCGGGACGGTCCGCAGTAAAGCCATCACCGGCGGGGAGATGGAGCGGCTGGGGCCGATGGGCCAGGAGGACACCGACCAGGCGCGGGCCAGGCGGCAGGCGGGCCGGGTGGCCGGAGAGCGGGCGCGGATAACCGGCCGGACCCTGGAGCAATGGCTGGAGGAAGGGCTGGAAATGGCGATGGCCGAGGAGGAGGAGCGGGTGTGTCCCGAGTGCGGGGCGGCGCTGGCGGAGGGGCGAGACGTGATCGACGAGGAGATCGGCGAGGAGGATATCATCTTCTGCACGCTGTGCGACTGGCGGATGTACCTGGAGGATTACGAGGCGGAGCGGGAAGAGGTCGAGCAGTTGGTGGCGGAGACGGGCGTTTAGAAAGGAGTTGGTTATGGCCAAGACAAAATTACCCCTACAGGAAGCGGAGCAGATCGCCGAGCGGCTGAAGGCGGAGCTGGCGCGGGCCTGCCTGCGGATCGAGATCGCGGGCAGCGTGCGGCGGAAGAAGCCGGAGGTGGGAGACATCGAAGCTGTGTGCATCCCGCTGCGGATGCTCGATATGTTCGGCCAGCCGGGGTTATCGGCGCTGGACGTGACGTTGGTCCGGCTGCTGGAGGATAAGCTGCTGCTGCCGGCGGGCAAGAACGCCCCGAAGTACAAACAGTTCCACTGGGGCCAGACCCCGGATCTGCAGATCGACCTGTTTATCACAACTCCGGAGGAGTGGGGGGTGCGCTTTACGCTCAGCACCGGCTCGGCGGAGTTCAATAAACGGCTGGTGACGCCCCGGCAGCAGGGCGGGCTGCTGCCGTCGTGTTACCGGATCAGGGATAACCGGGTCTGGTTCAAGGAGACGGCGCTCCCGACGCCGGAGGAGCGGGACGTGTTCAACCTGATCGGCGGCTGGGTGCCGCCGGAGGAGCGCCTCTGATGCCTCAGCCGGTAGCGACGTTCAGATGCCCCCAGTGCGGGTCTCCCGCGGGATGCGCCGGCGGGGGCGGCAGCTCGATCAGGACTACAACCGGGCGGCGGCGGGCCAGGCGCTGCAAAGGGTGCGGAAAAGGTTTTATCACCTTCCAGCCGGAGGGCGGCGAGGAGGCGTTCGTGCGCTGGGTCCAGGCCAGGGGCGAGATGGAAGAGGAGACGCCGGTTGCCGAGGCGGTACGGGTGGGCAGCCGGGCCTGGAATTACGGCGTGCTCCGGGATGGGCTGCTGCGGGCGGGCGCGCCGGAGAAGTACCTGGTGGCCCTGGCCAGGGCGGGGAAACGGGTGGGGCTGGAGACGTTTGAGGAGTTAGGCTAATCGGCAGGGCGAGCCGTTGCACGTTGCGGCTTAAGGTGTGTTAGACTGAGATTGTCTTAACAAAAAAGGTGCCCCAGCCTGGTGCTAGCCGGGCCGGGGCGTGGAGCCGCTGTGTTGGCAGCGGTCCGAGTTCATTTTAGCACAGAACGCGGACCTACGGCAAGCGGGGCCGCGTTTTTTATTCGATCAAGGAGTGTGGACGATGAAACTATTCAGGCTGGCGCTGCCGGCGGCAAAGGTAGGGGCGACGTCGTTGATCGTGGCGGCGGTGGTATTCTGGCTGCTGGCCACGGCGGCGGGCTACGCGGGGCGGGTCGTGGGGGCCTCTGAGGAGGCCGGGTGGCTGGCGCTGGCGCTCCTCCTGGCCAACCAGGTGGGGCGGGGCCTGGCGGGGCTGCTCCTGGCCTGGGCCTGCTGGAGCCTGGCGGTGCGGCTGGCGGGGATGGTGGGGCCGTGGCTGCTAGGGCTGGCGGAGGTCGAGGAGGTGGAGATCAGCCCGCCCTCACAAGGCCCCGAGGAAGCGCCGCAGATCGAGGGCACGATGGAGGGGCTGAGGAAGGCCCTGGCCGGGCTGGAGGAGGACAGCGGCCAGGCCGGGGCGCTGATCGCAGACGCCAGGCAGCGGGCGGCGGTGCTGGCCAGGCTGGTCAAGAGCATTGCCGTGAAGGCGGAGGAGATGCGGCTGGAGGCGGAGGCGCTGGACGTGGCGCTGGCGGCCATCGCCGGCGAGGATGCCATCCAGATCGCCCGGGCGGCCGGGGGAGTGAGAGATGAGCAGATCCAGGAGCTGATGCTGGCCAGCGTCTCGACGGGCAGTTACTGGGCCGGGGTGGGGCGGGTGGTGGCGGCGCAACTGGGTACGCTGAGCCAGTGGGCAGCGGGGTACGACCGCTTTGCCGAGCGGCTGCTGGGTGAGGTCAGCACGGCCAAGGCCAGGCTGGCGGCGCTGTCGGCCTCGCTGGAGCTGGCCGGGGCGGCCCGGCCGCTGGTGGAGGTGCGGCTGATGCTGGACGAGGCCGAGGGATATCTCCAGCTCGACAGCCGGCCGGGCCTGCGGGAAGCGGCCAGGACGCTGCCTGCGGTGAATGGGCTACGCCTGAGGGGTTGACAGGTTAGAAGGTTGGAAGGTTAGCAGGTGAGAGTTCGGAAGATCGTTTTAACCAGTTTTCTGGCCGTGGCTTACGCGGTGGTGACGGCGGTGGTGGTGCGGGCGACGGTGGCCAACTGGGAGAGCCCGTGGTGGGCCTGGGCGGGGTCGGCGGCGAGCGCGGTGCTGGTCAGCCTGGCCTGGATCAGCCTGGACCGGGCCTGGAGCACCTTGCGCTGGCGGGGGTACGCCCGGCCGATGCTGGATATGGCGATCACGCCGGCTTTCGGGATGAAGATGCGGATCCTTACCAATACCGTGGCCTCGCTGTGGGAGGGGCCAGACGAGACGAACCGGCTGCACCCGGTGGAGCGGTTCAGGGAGGACTCGTGGCGGGTCCTGTTCGACGACGGCTCATACGAGGATGTGGATAAGGTGACGTTCTACTACTGGTTGCTGGCCTGCTGGAAGCGGCAGGCCAGGGGGAAAAACGGGCTGGGGCAGCGATACTGGGAGCCGCAGATCGGGCGGCGGCAGTTGGACGCCCGGCGGGCGCTGCTGCTGAGGGCGAGCGCGCTGGCCAACTACGGCCCGCGCAAGACGGCCAGGCTGAAGGCGACGCCGTGGCCGACGTTTGAGGCGGTGGAAGCGGTGATGACGGGCGCGGCGCCGGCAGCGCCTCCGGAGCCACCGGCTGAGGGCAATCTGAGCGGCCGGTACGAACAGATCTAGGAGATCGGAAATTCCGAGGTTAGGTTAAATGAGTGAGGTAGAGCGGTTGTGAGGAGGGGTGAGGAAATGTGAGCTAGTAGGGAAAATGGGGGCCGGGGGTTGGGGATCAGGGACTGGAGGGGGCAGGGGAGGGGGAGAGGGGTGTAATGCGTAAAACGTAATGCGTAAAGTGTTAAATTGGGATATCGCATAGTAGTGTGGAGGCAATATGCAGAAGAAAAAGCGAGTGAATAAGGCGGACCTGTTGTTGTTCGCGGCGTTCGTGGTGGCGATCCCCCGGTTTATGGGTGTGTTCGCGGCGGCGATTGGGGTGGACCTGGTCCAGGCCTGGGGCTGGTTTGGGGTGCTGGAGGTGTTGAGCGGGTTGTTTATGGCGATGCTGGAGGGGCTGGCCCTGGCCTACATCAGTAAACGCTGGCGGCTGCTGCCGGCCGGGAGCGGCTATTGGAAGCTGCTGCTGGGCTTCCAGGGTATTCTGATCCTGGCCCTGCCGCTGACGGTGACGCCGTACCTGGTCTCGACTCAGATGCAGGAGCCGGTGATCCGGGTGCTGCCGCCGGCCTTGTTCTGGCTGTGGAACTTCCTGGTGGCGGCCACCTCGCCATTTATTGCGACGGCCGTAGGTATCGTGGAGGACGACAGCGAGGAGACGCCGGCGATTGGCGAGCGGCTGCGGGCGTGGGATTTGCTGACGACGCACGGGGGCATGACGCCGCTGGAACTGAGCGAGATGCTGGGCGGGGGCTGCACGCCGGAAGGGGCGGCGGTTTACATCGAGGATTGGGTGGATATGACCGAGAGGCCGAGGAGGAAGCGGTAATGGCTAAAGAGGGCGATTTTATTGACCGGATTTTGGCAATCGGATGCCTGTTTGATTGGATCACCCCCGTTGCCAATGAGGTACAGGGTTATAATCAACTCAGGTACGAAGGTGATTATACCTCGTGCCTGGTGATCAGGGACCAACTCAGGGCCAGGGGAGAGCAGGCCAGGGTGGAGGGTAATTTTTTGTCCGGGTACCGGGTTGTGACGAAAGGGTGAGCAGGTAGCAGTTAGAGGTTAGAGGTTAGAAGGGGCCGCCCTGGGAGGGGTGGCTCTGAGGTCGATAAGAGAAATTAGGGGGACAGACTGCGACGCTCTGCATTAATAAGTGGGAGGATACAATGAAAGGTGTAATTTCAGATAGTCGCAAGCGACAGGCCAGGGCACACACTAACAGGCGGCATACCTGCCCAGAGTGCAAAGCTGTTTATTATGGCAATGGGTTTTACACTCACTTCCGGGCCTGTATCCTGAAACGGTTCCCGGACCTGGCAGGATGGCAAGCAAAGCCAATGAGGCAAGAATATTGGAGACGGGTTTAGGCTCGATAAGGAGGATTATGGACGCCAAAGAACTGATACCTCTCCACCTCTCGGTAGCCGTCCCGCTCCACGTAGCCGAGCTGCTGCGCCGCGGCGGGCCAGACGACGAGGATTTTCGACGGCTGAGTGAGATTGCCCTTGACCTATCGGCCAATGGTGACCGCCTGCTCTACCGGAGTGACCGGGCCGGCGACTTGATCAACAAACTGGCCTACAGTATGGCAGTGATGTCGTTTTGCCCTGGCGGGGTCAAGGCATTTGGGTTAAAGTTTGAAAGCCAGGAACGATAAGGGTGATTGTCCAGAGATTTTAAGTTGACATATTTTTGAAAACAGGTTATACTGTGAACAACTGAACATGACGGCCCTGTCGTGCAGGTTTGCGCGGCAGGGCCGTTTTTGTTTGCCTGTAAAGTGTGTAACCGGGAGGGTGTTTTTATGAAGCTGGTGATTTGGGCGCTGCTGGTGGCTGTTGGGGTGTTGGTGTTGGCTCCGGCCGCGCAGGCTCAAGGCGAGCTGCCGCCGACGGCGGGGGAGGCGGTGAAGGAGGTGGCCCTGGTGCTGGGGATCGTGGCCGGGCTGCTGGGGGCGATGGCGACGGAAGCGGTCAAGCGGCTGCCGTGGTTCACCGAGGGGGAGAAGACGAAGATCGGCGGCTGGGCGGCGCAGCTCGTGGCGGGGGTGGCGGCGATTTTGTCGAGCTACCTGGTGACGTGGCTGGCGGCGTACGCGGATGATATCGACGACCTGGGATTGTGGAGGTGGTTTGTTATTGGCGTCTCGTGGCTGCTGGCGGAGGTACGTTACCAGTACGTGGCCTGGCGGCGGAGCCGGAGCCTGGCGGCGGCTTAATTACCTTAAAATGTCTTGGAAGATTACGATAAGATTCTTGAGACCCTTCATTTACAGCTTAAGGCTGAGCTTGAAAAAGCTGAGCAACTCAGGCGTCAAAACGACCTGGCCGAACAGGCCCTGGCCGAATTGCAGCGCAACCGGCAGGCCCAACAGCAGAGGATGCGGCTGGCCTTTGACACGAATGACAAGGTCAGCGGGCTGTGGCCCATGCTGCAAAAGGTTTTCCAGGATATCCGGGAGATCAATCACCTGCTGGCCGAGGCCGAACGGCGGGCCGAGCGGACGGATGATATTTTGTTATTGTTGTTGACCGAAAAAAGCCCACAGAAGGTGCAGGAGGCGATGGACGACCTGGAAGCGGAGATGGCCGAGCGAGAGACCGACCGGCGCAAGCTGCTGCGGGTCCATCTGCGCAACCTGGCCCAGTTGCGGGAGCAGGCGGCGGCCCACGGCAGCCTGCTCCCGCTCAGTTTGCTGAACGAGATCCAGGCGGAGGAGCAGGCTATAGAGGAGCTGAAGCAGAAGCGCCCGAAAGTGAGCAGGGAGACTGAATGAACAGGTTGAGGGTATTAACCGGCCCGGTAGCCACATTGGCCTTATTGGTCGCGACCCATCAGTGGCCTGATATCCTGGGCGCAACCACTGCATTGGCCTTTGTACCATTGGTCTGGGCTGCCTACGTGGCCGGATTATGGCCGGCCCTGGCCAGCGCCGGAATTATTACCGGCTTTGCCGTCCATCTCTACCTGCCCGACTACTCCCGCATTATCCAGGTATCTGCGTCGGCCGTTATTATTGCCCTGCTGACCAGCGAGCTAAAGCGCCGGGCGCGATTGGCGGAAACCATTGACGACAACATGGCCCGGCTGAAGGAGATCGTCGAACTGGCCCGGAAGCTGGACCTCGAATGGAAGAACCTGACCGACCAGGAGCAGCGCGAGCAGCTGGTGCTGATCGAGGACCGGCTGGGCAACCTGGCCGGGCTGGTCTACGGCTGGATTGCCATCGGCCGGGAAATCAGGGAGACTAAAAAGTACGTGGGGATGGAAGAAACGGATGGCTGAGGGGGGCGAAGTTGTACAGGTGACGTTTGACCTGGAGGAGCCGGGGCAGGGCGAGCGGCAGTTCGCCTTCGGCCTGAAGCTGGTGGACGAGGGCCTGGCCGGGCCGGAGCGGCTGAGCGAGATCGGAGTGACCGGCTACCAGGATTTTTACCACAAGCTGCTGGAGGCGGGCTGGCACTGGCGGAAAGCGGCCTTTATGGCCTGGCGGGCGGCGCCGAGGGGCAGCCGCTGGCCGGAGACGCAGCAGGAGCTGGCGGCGGCGCTGGGGCTGGCCAGCGATAGAGCGTTTCGCATCTGGCTGAAGAAAAACCAGCAGATGGAGCAGGTGATCCGGCAGGCGGCCCTGATGGTGTTTGAGAGCCACCTGGCCGACGTGGACCTGGTAACCATCCAGCAGGCCCGGCAGCCAAACAGCGGCGTGCCCGAGCGGGCGCTGTACTACAAGCGATATCAGGATTTACTGGCCCGGATCGACGAGACCCGGCCACAGGAGCAAGATGACGGCAGCGATCTATCCGACCTCTCCGACGAGGAGCTGGCCGCCGAGGCGGGCCGGCTCGCCCAGATCCTCCAGGCGTACGATGCAGCGCCTGGTGGAAGCGCAGCGAGCCCGGCTGAAGCGGCTGGCCCGGACGAATAGCGCCGCCTGGGGCGCGTATTACCGGGGCATCGTGCCCGGGCCGCAGCAGTGGGAAATGGCGGCCCGGTGCGACGACCCGGACATCAAATACCAGGCCGACTTCTGGCCGCGTGACCACGGCAAGACGGAGATCTTCGTCAACGACCTGCCGCTGCGGATGATCTGCGAGGACCCCAACGTGCGCATCCTGGTGGTGCAGAAGACGGCGGCCGAGGGGCGCAAGTCGGTCTCGGTGGTCAAGACGGAGCTGGAGCAAAACGAGACGCTGCGGGCCGACTACCGGGGGCACTGGCTGGCGGCCATCGGCCAGCCGGACATCGTCAACAAGGCCGGGATGGTGGACGACAAAACCGGGGCCTGGCAGGCGCAGCGGATCTACGTCAAACGCACCAGGGTGAGCAAGGACCCGACCTTTGAGGCGGTGGGCGTGGGGGGGGCCATCACCGGCGGCCACTTCGACCTGATCATCGTGGACGATGTCTTAGACGACGAAAACACCAAGACGCCGGAGCGCTGCCAGGGTATTATCACCTGGTTCTTTGGGACCATCCTCCAGTTGAGAGAACCCCATACCAAAATCATCGTGGTCGGCACGCTGAAGACCATGCTAGAGAACCTGTACAGCGTGATCCAGGAGAACCCGATCTGGAACGTGACGATACGCTCGGCGCTGCTGAGCCACGACGATATCGACGAGATCCAATACACGCCGGTGGTGGAGCTGAAAGAGGGCCAGGAGCAGGTGGTAGCGGTGCAGGTGCATACGCCGGGCGTGCGGGTGATGTGGCCGGCCGTGTGGCCGATTGAGGCCTTATTGCTCGATATGCTGGGCTCGCCGAGGCGGATCTGGAAGCGGGAGAAGCTGAACGACCTGCAGGCGATGGCTGAGCAGATATTTAAGCGGCATTATTTCCGGTACTACTCGCCCCAGGACCCGCCCCGCTACCGGCGGGTGATCCAGAGCTGGGACACGGCTTTCAAGGAGACGGCGGGGGCGGCCTTTTCGGTGATGAGCGAGTGGGGGCACGGCTCGGCCGGGGCATTTCTGCGGGACGTATTCCGGGAGAAACTGGAATGGCCGGAGCTGTCGCTGGCGATTGGGCTGCTGTATTTGGCGGCGGAGATCCGGCCGGACGCGGTCCTGATCGAGGACAAGGCCAGCGGGCAATCGGGCATCCAGGAATGGAGCCACGGCAAAGACCGGGAGAGCTGGATCGTGGAGATGCGGCGGTACATGGAGCAGCCGGGGGCCAAGCTGGCCCTGGTTCGGCTGATCGAGCAGGTCATCCACCGGCCGGGGCTGCCGTCGATCATCCACGTGCCGGTCATCCCGGTCAAGGTGGGCGGCGAGCAGGACAAGGAAGCCAGGGCCGAGGATGCCAGCGTGTGGTACGCCAACGGGCAGGTGTGGCACCCGGAGGGCAGGCCGTTCGTGGAACCGTTCGAGCAGGAGCTGCTGGGCTTCCCCGGCGGGCGGTATAAAGACCAGGTGGACACGACCAGCCAGGCGGTGCTGTACCTGCTGGCGGGCAATCAGAACTACCAGAGCGGGCAGGTGTAGGATGCTGAGAAATTTCTTCACGACGCCGGAAGACGCCAGAATGGCCTACCTGGAGAGCCTGGTCGAGGAGACGCTGGACGAACAGCGGCAGATGGTCGAGTACCGCAAGTATTACGCCGGCGAGCACGAGATCAAATTGACCGAACGGCAGAAGGATTTTTTGAAGGCCGTGGCCGGGGACAAGTTCCGGCAGAACGTCTGCCCGCTGGTGGTGGAAAGTTTGGTGGAACGGCTGGCGCTGAGCGGGTTTGAGGATTTGGAGCAGCGGCAAGAAGCGGATAGCGAGGAAGCGGTTAGCGGACAGCAGCCGGCGGGGCTGGTGGAATTTGCCAGCAAGCTGTGGGAAGAGAACCGGATGGACGCCGGGCAGAAGGAGATTTACCGGCAGGCCGGGATCGACCAGGTGACGTACGTGGTGCTGGATATCGACCCGCTGACAGGGCAGATCACACTCAACCACAACGACGGTTTCACCTCCAGCAAGGCCGGGGGCGATAACGAGGGGGTCAAGCTGCACTATGCCAACGGCCACAGGCGCGGGCGGCCGATGTTCGCCACCAAACGCTGGGCCGTGCAGCAGGGAGAGGGCGCGGGCTACCGTAGATATTGGGTGGTTTACTACACCGACCGGATCGAGCGGTATTACCAGGACGACCGCGAGCCCGACGGCGGGCGGTTTGGCGAGGCCGGCTGGAAGCGGGACGTCCCGCGGGAAGGGCCGCTGGTGGGGGTGTGGCCGCAGCCGTGGATCGACGCGCTTGGCCAACCGCTGGGCATCCCGGTGGTGGGGTTTCCGAACGGCCGGGCCAGCGAACTCCATGAGGTCGTGCCGCTGCAGCGGGCGCTGAATAAGGCGTTGATCGACCTGGTGGCCGCGGCCGACGAGGCCGGATTCGGGGTATTGTTTGCGGCCGGCTGGATACCGACCTCCGACGGGCGGCCGATCATTACCGACAGCTCGGGCAAGATCACCTCGGGCAACCAGGCCCTGAAAAAAGAGCCGGGTACGATCTTCTATACCCAGGACCCGGAGGGCAAACTCAGCCGGGTACCGGGGGAGGACCTGGACAAGCTGATCCGGGTGGTGGACCGGCACACGCTGAGCATCGCCCAGGTGAGCCGGACGCCGATCAGTAACTTCCAACTTTTTGGGCAGATACCGGGCGAAGGGACGCAGCGGCAACTGGAGAGCGGGCTGCTGGCCAAGGCCGAGGACCGGCACCTGGGCTACGGCAATAGCTGGGAGGATTTGATCTACCTGGCGGCGCGGATGGCCGCGGGCGCGCCGCTCTTTAGCGAGGGGCAGATCGTGGGGCACGGGCTGCCCCAGTACCAGGAGTTCGGCCTGGGCGAGAGCCGGCTGGGGGCGATCTGGCAGGAGGCGGAAACCAGGAACGAAAAGGAGCACCTGGAGACGTTGGAGATCAAGCAGCGGCTGGGCGTGCCGGACGAGCAGATATTCCTGGAGATGGGCTACACGGCGGACCAGGCGGCCAAATTTGCCAGGGAGAAGGCCCGGCAGCGGGCGGCGGGGCTGGAGAGATTGATTGAGACGGGAGCGGCGGGCAGCCCCCCCAACCCCCCAGAGGGGGGAGAGGGGAACAGGGGCCAGGGGCCGGGGACTGGAGAGGAGAGAAGCGGAGGCCAGGGTGGCAATCGAACAACAGGACGGTAAACTGAGGCCGGCCCCGGACGAGGAGCTGATGCCGGAAGCCGAGGCGCTGGAGTGGGAGATCACGCCGGCGGACATTGGCCGGGCGATGGCCAAGTGGGGGCGGCGGGTGCCGGGATTTTTTGAGAGGATCAAGCGGGCGGCCCCCCCAACCCCCCAAAGGGGGGAGCCCGGAGGGGGAGAGGTCGGAAATTCCGAGGTGAGCGGTGCCTAGCCCGAACGTGCAGCAGCGGGGGCTGCTGGTGGAGTGGCAGGAGATCAGCCGGGGGCAGTTCGAGCGGCTGGCCGAGGCCTGGGCCAGCGGACGGATCGGGCTGGACGATTATGAGCGGCTGTTCCAGGCCGAGCTGAGAGACCTGTACATCGCGGCGGCGTGGACGGCGAAGGGCGGGCAGCAGGAGACGACGCAGGCGGATTACGGGCGGATCGGGCGGCAGCTCCGGGACCAGTACCAGTTTATGCACGGGTTTTTTGAGGAGATCAGCCAGGGCACGCTGAGCCTGGCCGAGATCAAGGCCCGGTCCGGGCTGTACGTGGCCAGCAGCCGGCAGGCGCTGGAGTCGGTGGCGATTGCCGGGGGCGGGAACATGCCCCGGCTGCCGGCCTATCCGGGGGACGGGTCGACGGAGTGCCGGACGAATTGCAAATGCGAGTGGCGGATCGTGGAGGTCGAGGATGGCTTCGACTGCTACTGGGAGCTGAACCCGGCGGAGCACTGCGGGACGTGCGTGGGGCGGGCGGCCAGGTGGAGCCCGCTGCGGGTGAGGTTTGGGCGGATCGTGGAAGGTTAGCAGGTTTGAGGTTTTGAAGGTTTAACTTTCAAACTTTGAAACTTGCCAACTTTTGACCCCAACCGGCGGGGGTAAGAGCCGGGGAGGATGACGATGTTATTGAGCAACCTGTTTACTATCAGACGGCCCTTTCTTTTCGACGCCAACAGCGGCGGCGGAGAGGGGGGCGGCACCTCCACCGGCGAGGGCGGCCAGCCGGGCGCAAGCGGCGGGACCGGGACCGCGAACAACTCAGGCGGGAGCGCCGATAATTCGGGCGGGACTGCCAATAACTCGGGCGGGAATGGAGCAACTTTTAGCCAGGCCGACCTGGACCGGATCGCGGGCAACACCCGCAAAGAGGCGATGGCCAAATTCGCCAAAGAGCACGGCTTTGCCGATGTGAAGGCGTTGGAGGCGGCCATCAAGAGCCAGCGGGAAGCCGACGAGGCAGCCAAAACGGAGCTGCAGAAGGCCAAAGACGGCGAGGTGCGGGAGAAATCCAGGGCCGAAACGGCCGAGGCCAGGCTGTACGACACGCTGCTGCGGGCGGCTTTTGACCGGGCGGCGGTGGAGCAGGTGGCCGACCTGGAACTGGCGTACCTGGCGGCGAAGGAGGCCGGGCTGCTCAAAAGCGAAAGCGGGGTGACCGTGGACGTGGAGAGCGGCAAGGTGAGCGGGCTGGACAAGGTCGTGGAGAAGCTGCTCAAGGATAAACCAATTTTGAAAAAGGCCCAAACCGCCGCGCCGGGCGGCACCGGCGGAAGCGCGGGCGGCACGACAGCGCCCGCGAAGATGACGCCGGAGCAGGAGCAGCAATACCGGATGCGGTACGGGATCAGAGGATCGTAAGCAACCCGGACGGGTTGTAAGGAGTTTTTTCGATGACAGACATCACTGTAACCAAAGGGCACGTATCGGTGCTCAACAAGGCCCCGACGATCCGGGTGACAGCCGGGGCGACCATCACCGCCGGGCAGGTGATCTACCTGGACGGGGCGAGCAATGCCAAGCTGGCCGACGCCTCGGCGGCAGGGACGGCCAAAGTGGCCGGGCTGGTGATCGCGCCGCAGGACGCGGTCAGCGGCGACGTGCTGGACGTGGCCACGCCGGGCTGCCTGGTGGGCGGCTTCAGCGGGATGACCGCGGGCGATTTGCTCTACCTGAGCGACACGGCCGGGGCATTGGCCGATGCGGCCGGGACGAAGAGCAAACCGTGCGCCCGGGCGATCTCGGCGACTGAGCTACTCTGGACATTGGAGGGGGTGGATCCGGCGTAAGCGTAATACGTAAAGCGTAATGCGTAAAGCGTAGGATCGAAAGGAAAAACGACGATGACATTTCAAGTGCACGATCTAAAATACATTGCGCTGCCGGTGGGCTGGGACGCAGCTTACCTGGAGCAGTATAGGATGGCGGACGGGATCACGTTCGCCCAGGTGGTAGCGGACATCAACGCGGCGCTGACTCTCTTCAACCAGGAGCAGCCGTGGTACAGCAGCTTCGTGACGCTGACGGACCAGCCTGAGGTGGAGTATCCACAGGGCAGCCTGGAGACCGAACCGCACTCGGAATACACGCCGCCGAAGCCCCAGCGGTCCGACTTCACCGGGCACATGCTGCCGGTGCTGGAGCGGGACCTGGGTTTCCGGTTTACCCGCGACTTCTTTGTGAAGGGGCGGATGTCCAGGGTGGACGGTTCGATCCGGGCCGGGCTGGATGCTTTCCGGCAGTACCGGGAGCAGCAGGTGGTCCGGCGGGCGCTGCGGCAGGCGGACGACAGCGGGGCCAGCTCCGGGCTGGGCTCCAGCGGGCTTTCGCCGGGCTTTGCGACGGCGGCAGCCAGTACGGGCGTGGACTATACCCCGCCGGTGTGGGGCGGCGAGACTTTCACCAGCAACCACGAGCATTACCTGGGCTACGCCGCGGCCAGCCTGGCCACGGGGCTCAAGGCGATGAAAAACCACCTGCTGGAGCACGGCCATATGCCGCCGTTCGAGGTCTGGATTTCGACCGAAGACGAGCCGACCGTGGCCGCGCTGACCGACTTCGTGGAAGTCCAGCCGGTGACAGTGATGCTCGGGGCGGCAACGCCCCAGACCACAGGCGTGCCGGCCAACCAGACGGCCCCGAGGTACATCGGCAGTATCTACGAGATGTACGTGCGGGTGGTGCCACGGGTGCCCCAATACTACTACTTCGCGGCCAAACCCTACGGGCAGGGCGACCCGCGCAACCCGTTCCGGGTGCGCTGGGACCCGCGCTGGGGGCCGGAGGGCGTGCTGTACCTGGCCGACGAGGTCAACTACCCCTTGAGCGGGTCGTACCTGTTCGAGGCCAAGGGCGTCGGCGTGGGCGAGGACCGGACCAACGGGGTGGCGATGTTTATCGACGCCGGCGAGAGTTGGGCGGACGCGGCGGTCAGTTAACAATTAGCAATTAGCAATTAGCAATTAGCAGTCAGCGGTCAGCCTGGTGAAGCTGATCGCTGACAGCTAAGGGAGCGGCGATGAACAAATTCAGGGAGAACAAGCGGCAGAAGTGCGCGTTGTGCGGGGAGAAGCGGAGCGGGCCGAGGTATGGGGTGTATCCGCAGGAGACCGTGTGCGAGCCGTGCTGGGAGAACCGGCAGGAGGAGGCCACGCGGCTACTGTTTGGGATCAAGGAGCCGGTGGCCGACCCGGCCTTGCAGATCGCGGAGCAGGTGCGAGGGCTGACGGTGGAGCAGGTGCTGAGTTACGTCGATCATGAGGGCGCGGCTTTTGTGGGCGACGTGCTGGAGGCGGAGCGGACCGGGCTGGCCAGGAAGAGCCTGATCACTGAGCTGGAGAGACGGCTGTGACATTTACGTATGACCTGAGCAGCAGCGGGGCCAGCCTGACCGTCAGCCAGATCCGGCTGGAGATCGGCGACGACAGCAGCGCCAGCGGCCAGGGGGTGCGGCCGGACGGGAGTAATTTTACGGACGCCGAGCTGCTCTACTTCTACCAGCAGGAGGCCAATAACGTACTGGGCGGCGCGGCCAGGGCCTGCGAGGTGCTGGCTAGGATGTACGCCCGGAAAGCGGAGGCGGTCCGCATCCGGGATTACTCTGTGGACCTGCGGGAGAAGGCCAAGCTCTTCCGGGAGCTGGCGCGGGATCTGCGGGCGCGGGCGGGCAGCCTGTACGCCGGCGGAGCGGCCCCCACGACCAGGGTAGACGGCTACGGCGGCGAGACGAACAGCCAGCAGACCGGCGCGGCCGGCTCGGAGTATTGGGGCGAGCGGAAGGAAATCGAATGGTAGACGCGGCCTTCCGGCTAGCCTTCGAGGGCACTTTTGCCCACATCCACCGGCTGCTGGGCCGGCCGGCGCTGTATGCCTACCCGTGGCAGACGCCGGCGGGATTGACCTATGACGCCGACGTGGATGCGTGGGTGAACGGGGCCGGGGCGGCCGTGGAGCCAGATCTGTACAGCCTGACCTACGCAGCGGTGCCGGCCTTATGGGGCGCGGACGCCGAGAGCCTGGCCCTGGCCCTGGGCGGGGTGATCCGGGCCGGGGACGTGGTGGCCATTGCCAAAGCGGAGTACCAGCCGCAACTGGCCGGGGCCATGATGGTGCGGGCCGGCTCGCCGGGCGGAGAGAAGTACACAATCGTCAACCTGGAAAACGCCCCGGACGGCGGGGCGGCTATTTTTGTGGTGGCCGGGATGGCCAGGAGGGAACAATGAGCCGGGGAACAAAAACGAGCATCGGGCGGCACACGCCGGAAGAGCCGCTGATTTTGACCTACGACAACGACACCGTGCCGGAGAAATTTATCGACGTGCGGCAGTACACGATGTTCAGCGTGACGCCGCCCGCGGCCTTGAACGGGCGGACGCTGACGCCGATGTTTGCCAACGACGAAGCCGGGACCGGGGCGGCCATCCCGAAATATTTCTCAAGCGCCGGGACGTACGCAGCAATGCCGGGCTGCCAGGCGGAGACGGGGGTGCCGATTGTGTACCAGGCCGACACGGGGGCGGGCGCGTGGTATTTTGGCTTAAAGGTGAGCGGGGCGGCGGTGACGGTGACGGCGGATGATCCGGTTGAGGTGAGGCCGAAGGGGTAACGGGACCATAGAGTACCGATTATATTGCCTGGATTAGGTGATTAAATGAGCTACAGTCACAGGATGCACCAAACTTTATGTACCTTTGGCGGGGCGGTATCTATCTTGCCCCTAAGCCTGGATTTCTCCACGTTACCCGATGGGGTCCTGGCCGGCTGGACTGGCTCCGGCGCTGTTGCCTCCGGTGTGTTCAAGAGCGCTCCGACATTAGGCGCTGAGATATTTACCGATCCGGGTATCGAGGCTTGGACAACGCCAACCAATGCTACTAGCTGGACTGAAAACCTGACTGGATCAACTACCATCAATCAGGAAACGTCTGTTATCCACGGCGGCAGCAATGCGGCTCGGATTGACGTAGATGCCAGTAATAACAACGGCTATCTATCACAGCAAAAGGCGATTACGATTGATGTATGGTATTCTGCCAACGCCTGGGTCAGGGTATCCAGCACGGCCAGTACCCCGCTTTTTATCGCTCGATTTGCTGATAACGTTGTCACCTCTGGCCGACAGCTTACTACATCCTACGTCCAACATTTTTGGACGATGCAAGCCCCGGCAAACAACAACGTTACAATGCTCGTCGGGCGCAGCACAAATTGTACTAGCAAATCGGTTTATCTCGATGACATCAGCATCAAGCCGATTACCCTAAGCACCCTATTTAACACGCGCAATGTTGGAGATTCGGACGTGGATATTCGGACCACGCCGACTATCACGACAGGGACGCAGGCCGGGCTAGTGCTAAATCTGGACAGCACGACCAGCCCGCAAAATTTTGTAGTTTGTTATTATGATCGTAACAGCGGCAAGGTTATGCTCGAAAAAACCGTAGGCGGGGTCAAACAAGCCGCGCTTATAAACACAACTACTGCTTACGTTGCCGGGGCGGTTCTACGGGTGGTCAAATCAAATACAACCTATCAGGTTTTTTATGGCGGCTCTCAGGTTGGCACAGACCAGACCATTAGTGATGTTGGTATTATCAGTAATAAAATTCACGGCCTGTTTAGCACGCACGCTGACACCAGTTTTGGCAGGATAGACATACTCTGAACGGCAGCCGGGTGCGGCGGTCTGCCGCCGCTGCCACTAGAATTTAGTGATGGTCAGATAAGACTAAATGTGATTGCCGACGTACACGCCAGCGCAACAGATACAGACCATCTATTAGACCTGAGAGGCGCAATAGATGATACAAACGAACGCCGGCCAAATGCCGTGATCCAGTTAGGCGACCTGTCAAATGATAATCCGTACTATGTAGCATTTTGTTGGAGCGAAATAAAACTCAGTCGCAGGCCGAATTATGTCGCAATCGGCAATCACGATGAATACCAGGCGCTTGTATCTGACCCGACTAACGCCGATACCCTGGCAGGTGAGAATTACTGGAACCAACCTGCTCCGTTCTGGCAAACAGCAACGTTAACAAGCGGAGATGGTTCGCTCAGGGCAAGATTGCTCATACTTGATGGTAATTTTGATATAAATGGTGGGAGGATTGGTGAGCCTGCTGGCAACGGAACCGACAGATATTTTACAGCGGCGCAAACCGCCTGGATAGCCAGCACATTGGCGGCTGATACAAGCAGCGATTTTATTATCGTTTGTTCGCACATCAGACCCCACGGTCTGCCGGATTATGAGGATTTATTTGCAGTATTAGAGGCCGACGGAAGGCCCATTATCGGTTTTTGTGGTCATAATCACGAGGATGCGGTAGTTTACGAGTATGACGAATTTAATTTTTACAAGCCGCCCTCTTTATCGGCAACCGGGGCCTGGTGTCGAGTAGGGTTATCAATGGTAGGTGGAGCAATCGTGATAAATCAGATGGAGTTGCAGAACTATACCGATCCGGGCGGCTACGTTGTCAATGCGCCATTTACGGTGGCAAGCTAGGCCATATAATTGTCACTGGATGGTGAAATGACCACAGGCAGGGTCGTAACGAACATCAAACGGGTCCGCCAGAGCCTGCAAGAGACGCAGGGGCGGTACATGCTGCAGACCAGGGCGCTGGCCAGGAAGATGGCGGCGGCGGGGCGGGATAACGTGCGGCGGAACATCAGCAGCCCGACATTTCCGGGCTATGCTATCAGCGGGGCGCTGGCCAAGAAGGTGGTGGCGAGCGAGCCGCAGAAGACGGGCAATGCCTGGGTGGCGACGGTGCGGGTGCTGCTGACGGGCAAGCAGAAGCGGTACGCCCTGATCCACGAGACGGGCGGGAAAATCCCGGTGAAGAGCCAGGCCCAACTGCGGGCGATGTTCGCCAATTTGCGGAAGTACGGGCAGGTGGGCGGCCCCCCCCAACCCCCCAGAGGGGGGAGCCGGAGGGGGCGGTTGGAATACATCCGCATCCGGCGGAAGCTGTACTTCTCCCGCGGGATCGAACGGACCCGGCGGGAGTGGACGGCGGCCAGGCTGCGGCAGGAATTGGGGAAGGTGTGATGGCCAGGACAAAGTTCAGGGTTTGCATCAGCGGCAAGGTGGTGGGCTGGAAGGCGGACGCGGCCAACCGGCTGGAGTATTTCAAGGCCCACTTCCGGCAGTGGCAGGAGATCCATTACCCGGATATCGTGATCGACTACCCGATAAAGATCGAGGTGGCGGACGGCAACGGAGGCAACGGTGGCGACGCTCAGGCAGGTGATTGAGGCGCTGGACAGTTATATTGAAACGGCGGACGGGCTGGGGATTACCTGTATCAAGGGCTATCCCGACTTCGCCCGGCCGGACGTGACGCCGCCGGTAGCCGCGCTCTTTTACAGCGGCAGCCAGGGGCAGGGCGAGCCGGCCCGGAAACGAGTGGGGGCCAGCGCCACGGCCGTGAGCGTGACGCTGGGGGTATATGCCAGCAATGAGGTGGAATTGTTCGAGCTGGCGGAGAAGTTGCAGCACTTGCGGGCCGCGAGGCCGCAGGTGGTGGCAGGGTCCGGCGGGAGCGCGCAAAAGGTGCGGCTGTACGCGCTGGACGACGAGCGGGTGCCGCCGGACGAGGAAGCGCCGAAAGAGGCGAGGCACGTGATCACGTGCCCGGTGGTGATCAGCTACGAATAAAGGAGCGGACATGATACATCCAGGACGGCTGAAGATTTTGAAGGCGAATATTCCGTATTTGTTCCGACGCGGCACGCTCCTGAACGTGGGCGCCAACCGGGTGCGATTCGACCTGCTGCCGGAATTACACCAGGCTGGGCGGGAGATCACGCTGCTGGAGGTGTGGCCGGACAACGCCAACCACTGGCAGGGAGATAAGCGGCTGGCAAAGGTGGTCCAGGGGGACGTGCGGCGCCTGGATAAGCTGGGGCTGCCTACGTTCGACACGGTTTTGTGGTGGCACGGGCCGGAGCACATCGAGCGGGAGGAGTTGGCCCAGACTGTGGCCAGGCTGGAGGCGCTGGCCGAGGGGCTGGTGGTGCTGGGCTGCCCGTGGGGACGGTACCCCCAGGGCGAATTTATGGGCAACCCGCACGACGCCCACCGGGCGAGCCTGTACCCGCAGGATTTTGAGCGGCTGGGGTACCGGGTGGCCACGCTGGGCCAGGCCGACAACCAGGGCTCGCTGGTGTGTTGGAAATACGTCCGCAGCCGGCAGCCTGGCCCGCAAATCCCGCACATCGTCATGGTGACGCACGGCGGGCGGGCGGAATTTCTGCGCAAGACGATCCCGGCGGTGCTGCGGAGCACCTGGCCGCTGACGCTGACGGTGGTGGCGAACGGGCCGGATCCGGAGGCCAGGGAGTACCTGAAGCTGATGGAGCCGCAGTTGTACCAGCTCGTGATGTGGAAAAGCAACAAGGGCAAGCCGGCCGCGGCGAACCGGGGCTGGAAATTGCGAGACGCCAATTACACCGTGCTGCTGGACGACGACGCCCTGGCCAGGGAGCCGGACTGGCTGCGCAAGCTGGTGGATATCGCCGACAAAATCCCGCAGGCCGGCATCGTGGGCCATTCCGTGGAGCCGACCGACTGGCCGATCAGGGTGCTGGGCGAGGGTTCAGCGGCCCGGGCGGTGCAGGTGCAGCCGGCCAACCTGGGCGGGGCCTGTCTCCTGGTGCCGAGGCGGACCCGGGAAAAGTGCGGCTACTACAACGAGGAGCTGGGGCCGTATGCCGAGAGCGACGGCCTGTACGGCTGGAAGGTGAGAAAAGCCGGGCTGCTGTGCTGCTACTTTGACCACAGCGGCCTGGGCCGGAGCTTCGCCCACCTGGGCGAAGTGAACGGCGAGACTGCCGAATACCGGGCCTGGAAAGACGAACAGCGGCGCGAGGCCATCCAGGTGCGTGATCGTTTAATCAAGGAGTACGAGGCCGGCAGGCCACTCAACACGTAGCAAAGAAAGGATTTTGACCGATGACTAGATTGGCATTGCCAGATTTTGACGGCCCATACCCGCAGTATTACAGCCTCGTCACGAAAGCAGACGGGACGGTACTGGGCCAGGTGCGCTCCATCAACCCGACCGACAGCATCGAGGTGCTGAAAGCCGGGCGGGTGGGCAGCTCGACCAAAAAGACCCTGCGCAAGAGCAAGGACACCAACGTCAGCGTGGAGCTGTGGATGGACCTGGACCTGGCCGAACTGGCCGTGTTCCTGGGCTACACCAGCACGCCGACGACCGGCGAGACGATGAAGCTGGCCGGGGACAACGACCCGGTGACGATGTTGATCAAAAATTACGACGCCGAGGCCCTGAGCGCCAACCTGAAGAGTACCATTTATTTGTATAACTACGTGGCGACGGAAATCGGCTTTACGCTGGACGAGGATGGCGAGCAGGTGGCCAGCATCAGCGGCGGCCTGGAGGACCTGTACTGGGTAGTGGCGTGAGAGTCCTGATCATCTCCGAAGGCGGAGGCGTGAGCGAATTTTTCCGGGCGGACACGCCGTACCGGCTGCTGCACGAGGCCGGGCAAATCGAGGCCCGTTTCGACGACGGCAACAGCCCGGCCATCGTGGACCACCTGCACGACTACGAGGTGATTGTCTTCAGCCGGCCGGACTCTCCGGAGCGGCTGCACCTGCTGTGCGAGGCCAAAATGGCCGGGCTGCGGGTGGTCGTGGACGTGGACGACAACCTGCTGCTGATCCCGCCGAGCATCGGCGTCTATCACGCCTGGCACCAGCGGGGCACGGGCCGGCTGATGCCCAGGGCCTGGTACTTCAAGCGGGCGATCCGGCTGGCCGACGTGCTGACGGTCTCTACCGAGGCGCTGGGACGGCAGTTATGCGACGGCGAGCCGCACCGGCTGCGCCAAAAGGGTGATTACCTGGTCCTGCCTAATCAAATATTAGCCACGCCGTGGCTCGACGCACAGCCAGCATCCAAGGGGGGACCGGGCGAGATCTGGGTGGGCTGGTGGGGCATTTACAACCACTGGGACGACTGGCGGGACATCGCGCCCTACATCGAGCCGGTGATCGCCCGCAGGCCGCACGTGCGGCTGGTCATCCTGGGGATGCCCGAACTGGCCCACCTGTTCCCGGCGCTGCGCAAATACGACCAGTTGATGGTCGGGCCGTTCGTTGGCCCGGCCGAGCTGGACGAGTACCGGGGCATCGTCAAAGCGTTCGATATCGCCCTGGCCCCGACCGCGCCGTGCCCGTTCAACGAGGCCAAGAGCGACCTGAAAATCTTGCAGTACGGCGCGGCCGGGGTGCCGGTGATCGCCAGCAGCACGACGTATGGAGCCTGGCGGAGCTACGCCGTGATCCTCAACAGCCCGGCAGCGTGGGGTGGGGCGCTGGATGCGGCGCTGGATAATTTACCTGTGATACGGCGGGATGGTTTACGCTTGCAGCAGGCGGTGCTGGCGGAGCGGACGTACGAGCGGAATTACGTGAAGTGGCTGGAGGCGCTGGTCCCCCCCAACCCCCCACAGGGGGGAGCGGAGAGGGCGGAGGTCGGAATTTCCGAGGTCCTGGCAGAGGCGGAGGCGGCGTGAACGATTACCTGGGCCATTTGATCGTGACCGCCGGGCGGGCGGAGTTCTGCACGTCCGACGGGCGGGAGTGGCGGCTGCGGCAGCCGACCCCGGAAGAGGCAGCGGACGGCGACTCGGCCTACCGGCTGGCCCACCGGCGGGTGATGGACGACGTCCGGCTGGCGGAGCTGGCCGGGAGCGAGGCGGCCCTGGCGCGGGAGGCCAGCACCAGGGGCGCGGCGGCCGAGGCGGTCTACCTGCTGCCGCTGCTGCTGGAGAAACCGGACGGCGAGCGACCCTTCGACGTGCACAACCCGGAAAGCCTGAAGCGTTTTGAAGAGTTGGAGCCGGCCATCGTGCAGGAGATGGTCCGGGCCTACTGGGACGTGATCCAGCGGGCGGCCATCGAGGCAAAAAAAAAATCACTCCAGACTTCCTGAGCAAGCTGCTGATCTGCCAGAAGTTCGGCAGGTGGCCCTTCGCCAACCCGCCGGAGACCATGACCCTGGCCCAGCTCCTGATGTACCAGGAGGCGGTGCGCCAGCTCAGCGAAACGAAGCAGCCAGCCAAGCCGGGCAAACCCCGGCGGCTGAAGGGCAAAGCCAAAGAAGATTTTTACCGGATGGTGCAGGGTGGCAATCACCGACCTGATCAACAAGATCATCCTCCAGGATGAGTTCAGCAAGGCCTTCGACGACTACGGCAAACGGCTCAAGGACGCCGAGGGCGGCACGCAGCGGCTCAACGCCACCCTGCGCGGCCTGGCCGGGATCGGCGCGGCCGTGGGCGGCGGGCTGGTCGTGGCCAATGCGGCGGTGGACGAACTGACCGACAAGGCCGTGGAGAACGAACGGGCCATGTTCAACGTGAGTTACGCCGCGGCCGCCGCGAACAAGGAGTTCGGCGACGGGGTGGGCACCACCGAAAGCTGGGTCGCTTCCGTCGGCGAAATGAGCGACAAGCTGCGCGTTTTCGGCGACCAGGACGTGGCCAACGCCACGGCCCGGCTGATCGATATGACCAAGCGGCTGGGCTTTTCCGAGGAGCAGATGCGGACCGTACTGGAGCGCACGGCCGATTTGAGCGCCGGCAAGGTCGATTTGACCGGCGGGATCGAACGGACCACGGCCGCGCTGCGGGGCGAGGCCGAGGCGGCCGAGTTCCTGGGGCTGAGCCTGAACGAAATGACGGTGATGGCTTACGCCGAGGCGCAGGGGCTGGTCTGGTCGAAATTGACCGACCTGGAGAAGGCACAGCTCCGCTACAACCTGCTCCTCCTCCAGACCGACCAGCTCCAGGGCCGGGCCGCGGCCAGCGCCGAGACCATCGCCGGGCAGGAGGCGGAGCTGGCCCGGCTGCGGGAGCGGACGATCACCGAGATCGGGCAGTCGCTGCTGCCGCTGCGGCAGGGCGAGCTGGCGCTGTACCAGAAATTGACCGACTCTCAATTACCCCTCAAAAACGCCATCACCGGCGCGTTTGCGGCGGCGGTGGGCGCGGCGGTGACCTTTGGGGCGGCGCTGCAAAAGGTGATCACCCTGACCGGCGCGTTCGCCAGCGACCTGGGTAAGATTGGCCAGGCATTACAGGACCGGGACTGGGGGGCATTGCTGGAACTGGGCGAGATTTTCGGCGAGAGCCGGAAGCGGGCGGAGGAGCTGGCCGGGATCGTCTCCAACCTGCCGGGGGTGTGGCAGGAAGCGACCCGGCAGGCCTACGAGGGTTTCAAGCAGTCGGAGCAGGCCCAGGTCGATCTGCAGAACGCCGTGGCCGACACCACCGGCAGCCTGACGCAGCAGGGCGGCATCGCCGGTCAGGTGGCGGACGAGATCGCCAAGGAGTACGACAAGGCGATGGCCAGCAGGGCGCAGGCCACCCGCAACGCCAACCGCCAGATCGCCGATCTGGAGTACGACCACGCCCAGCGCGTGATCCGCATCCAGCAGGACATCGCCCGTGCCACGGCCGAGGCGGCGGCTGAGGCCATCGCGGCCAGGGCCGCGGCGGACCGGAAGCTGGCCGAGGGCCTGGTCGATATCGAGCGCGGCCTCCAGCAGGAGCGGGCCCGGGCGGCGGCGGATTTCCACCGGGAGCTGGACCGGCTGCGGCAGGACAGGCGCGACGCAGAGCGGGAGACGGCGCGGGAGATCCAGGAGATCGAGCGGGACCTCCAGCAGGAATTGGCCGATCTCCAGCGGGACACGGCCCAGGAGCTGGCCGACCTGGAGCGGGAGCGGGGCCAGGATATCGCCGAGGTCAACCAGGAATTGGCCGACGACCTGGCCGACGATGCCTACAAGGCCCAGCAGGACCGGCTGGCCATTCTGCGGGATTTCGGCGAAAACGCGGCCAAATTAGAGCAGAGCTTCGCCGAGCGGCGGCTGCAAATTGAGCAGGATTTCAGGAACCGGCGCCAGGCCATCCAGGACGATTTTGAGGGCGAATTTGCCGAGGCCGACCCGTTCCGGCGCAAGATTATGGAGTTCAACCGCCGGGAGGCCCTGAAGCAGCTCGACGAGCAGGAGAAGCAGGAAAAGACCGCCCTGGAGCGGCAGGAGGAGCAGGAGCGGACGGCGCTGGAACGGCAGCGGGACACGGCCCTCCTCATCCTGGAGGAGCGCGTGGCCCGCGAGCAGGAGATTTTGCAGCGTGAGGCCGAACAGAAACGGGCCAGGATCGAACAGGAGGCGGCCGAGCGGACCGAGGCCCTGAACCGGGAGGCGGCCGAACGGGCCGAGGCGCTCCAGCGGGAGGCCGAGGAGCGGCGGGCAGCGGCCCAGCAGCAGCTGGCCGACCAGGTCGAAGCCAACCGGCGGCGGGAGGAGGAGCTGCGGCGGAGCCAGGCCGAGGAACAGGCCGAACGGGACCGGGCCGCGGCCGAGGCCCGGGCCAAATTGCAGCAGCGCCACGCCGAGGAGCTGGCCCAGATCGCCGAGCAGGAGCAGCGCAAAATCCAGCAGGCGGCCGAGGCCCTGGTGCGGGAGGAGCAAAATTACTCGGACCGGCTGGCGGCCCTGCGGCGCTCCAACGGGATCGAGCAGGCCGAGATCGGGCAGCAGCTCGCCAGCATCGAAAGCGCCCGCCGGAGGAGCTACAGCACGCAACTGACCGACGCCGAGGCTTTTATGGACGACCTGCGGCGGATTATGGCCGGGGCCAACGGCCTGGGCACCAACCGGGCCGGGGACACGCTGCCGCCGGGGCCAGGGCGGGCCGGCGCGGCATCATCGCCATCGATCACGATCAACCAGTACGGCGTGCCGGGCGGATTTGCCGGGGCGGCCCAGACGGCCCGGACGGCGCGGGACGCGCTGAATGGGTTTTAATCAATGAGTAATTATCAATTATCAATTAACAAAGGGAAGAGGGGAACGGTCACCCTTCTTAATTTGTTAATTGTTAATTTCTAATTGGTAATTGTTATGTACATCATTCAATTCGGCGGCTACACGCTGCCAACCGAACAACTCGATATGAGCGAAACGCAGGGGGCGAGCCGGCGGGCGGCCAGGAGCGAGCTGGCCGGCGTAGGGGGCTCGCTGGATGCGTACGGCGTGGGGCCGGACCCGCTGGCGGGGGACTCGATCAACAAGGCTTTTATTATCGAAGCGGCCAGCCCGGCGGCCTTACAGACGGCCGTGGACGGTTTCCTGGGCGAGATGCTGCTCAGCCAGAATGACCCGAGGCAGGGGTTGCGGCTGCTGGTGGGGCAGCTCCCGGACGGGACGAAGCGGCAGAGCTGGGCCAAGTGCGTCGAAGCCAGGGCCATGCTGGAATGGTACCACCCGGACAATAGCTGGCTGCCGGTCCAGGCGACGTTCGAGCGGCCGTGGCCGGTGTGGGAGAAGTTCGAGGACCTGCTCTATTTTGGCGATCACCTGGGCACGTTCGAGGACAGCGCCGCGGCCGGCTGGACGTTCGGGCAGGCGGTGACGGTGCAGGCCGTGGCCAGCTCGCCGACAGATTTCACCATCACCAACGGCGGCAACGCCAGGGTGATGCGTGGGATCATTGAATTTGTAGGGGCGGTGGCCAACCCGACGGTGATAAATACCCGCAATAAATATTCCTTTAGTTGGGATGGCCAGCTTTTGGCTGCCGACCGGCTGACAATTGACCTGGCCAGCTTTGACGCCAAAAAGAACGGGGTACGAGGCGAGTGGCCCAACATCACCCTGGGCACGGCCAGGGGGCAGCTCCTGCCGATGATTTTGGAGCCGGGGGCCAACCCGATCCGGATCGAAGCCACCTCGCCAAACTGCTCCTTCCGCTTTTACTGGGCCAGGAGTTACACGTGAGCGGCGCCTTTCGGATCGATTTATTGGACCCGACCACCCGGATGAAGGTGGGCGATTTCCCGATCAGCACGGCGACGCAGGTCACCCGGAGCGAGGGGCTGGACCGGATCGGGAAGTGGCAATTCGACCTGCCCGTTACCGACCCGGCGCTGGCGGACATCGAGGGCAAGGATTTTGCGGTCTATTGGCTCTACCGGGGCGAGACTTATTTTTTAGGCGAATGCTCCTACCTGGACCACGGCGTGGACGCCGGGCGGGCGGTGCAGGTGACGGCCTCGGGGCGGCTGCGGGATCTCCAGCGGCAGACGGTGCTGCAACGGGGCTTCGACGGGGCCACGGACGACGTGAACGACGTACTGAGCACCATCGTGCCTCTGCGGGCCGGCTGGGGCCTGGGTGCGGTCGACACGGTAGCCAAGGCCGCGCCGATGGATTTCTGGTACGAGACGATCTTCGACGGCGTGGCCCTGCTGGCTTCGACCTTCGGTCAGCATTTCCGGGAGGGCGGCAGCCCGCGCACGCTCGATTTTGGCGCATTTGGCCAGGAGAGCGGGCTGCTGGCCGTGGGCGGCGAGGAGCTGCAATTACCGCCGGAGTTTTACGGCAACCCGGAGGTGTGCCCGGTGGATACGCTGAGCGTGGCCTACCAGTCCAGCCAGATCGTCAACCGGCTGATCCCCTTTGGCGGGGCGGTCGGCGTGGCCACCATCGATTTGCGGGAGACGACGGTCACACAGGCCGGCTACCCGGTGCGCAACGCCAACCTGCCGGGCGGGGGCAAGTATTACTACATCGACGACCCGACAAGCGTGGCCCAGTACGGCCTGACCGAACGGCGGTTTTTGAGGAAGGACCTGCGACCGATCAGTAACAGCCCGGCAGCCAGGCGGTACGCGGCCAACGTGCTGTACGAGGCGGCGCTGGCCAGCCTGCTCAATCTCAAAGACCGGCAGACGATCTATGACCTGAGCCTGGCCGGCTGGGCGCCCGGGCGGGTGCGGGTGGGCGACAAGATCAGGGTCCTGTACCGGGGCGTGGTGGAGACCCGGAGCGGCAGCCAGGCCTGGCTGGATATCGACGAGGGCGGCGGCCAGGGCAAACCGTTCTACATTCTGGAGATCAGCGAGACCTTCGGCGACGGGGTGAGCGCCCAGCTCAAGATCAATGAAAATGCGGTGCATGAGGAGACGGTCGAAGATTTGCTGGCCAACACCATCCGCCAGTTTGAGCAGGCCCAGATCCACGTGCAGCCGACGATCAGCCGCTACACCGTCGGGCCGTACACCAAGCGGGTCAGCGCCTCGCCCTCGGTCGGGGCGTCGTACAGCTTCAAATTGGGGCCGGAAACCCTCAACGTGTGGTACGTGAAAATCGCCCTGACCGGCGAGCCGCTGAAAGCCTCGGTGACCGGGGCGCAGAGCGGCGGCGGGGCGACCAGCGGCTCCTCGTCGCAAAGCTCCAGCGGGCCGTCGTCGCTGAGTTCGAGCGGGTCGTCGTCGTCCACCTCCAGCGGCTCCAGTTCGTCCACCTCCAGCGGCTCCAGTTCCAGCAGTTCCAGCGGCTCCAGCTCAAGCTCGACCACGGCCGACGAAAATATCCACGGCCACCAGTGGCGGATCAATCACGACGGCTCGCCGGCCGGCAGCCAGCTCTACGTCAAAAACGGCGAGGTGGTGGCCAACTACGGCGTAGACGTGAATATCAACACCGGCAGCGGCAACGCCCACGATCACGGGATGAACCACGACCACAACATCGAGCACAACCACTACATCGACCACACCCACTACATCGACCACGTGCACTACATCGACCACCTGCACAATATCCAGCACACCCACACCGTGCCGGCGCACACCCACCCGCTGACCTACGGCATTTTTCAGGACACGGTCCGACCCAGCCTGCTGACGATCCGAATCAATGGCGTCATTGAGGCCAGCGGGATCGTGTTGAACGCGGGCAACAACTACACCTACGAGCTGGACATCACCAGCCGCATCCTGGCGGCGGCCAATTTACAGCAGGAGCACACCATCACCGTCACTTGCAGCAGCGGCCGGGGTGAATTGCAGTTCCAGGCGCAGGTGCTGGCGGTGATCCAGGGCATCACAGTAACCTAGGAGGCTTTATGGGCATCAACTTTACCGACATCGCCGTGACCGATCCGATCATCGCGGCCACGCTGAACGACCGGCTGGACCAGCTCGACGCGGCCATCGAGGCGGGGCTGGGCGGCGTAACCCTGACCAACAAATCGGGCGGGAGCCTGGCCGCCAATGACTGCGTGGTGGTCAGCACGGCCAACGATGAGGCGGTCAAAACCACGACCAGCGCCGGCGACACGGCCCGGCCGGGCATCGTCCTGGCCGGCGGCGCGGCGGACGCCGAAGTGACCGTAACGTTTCTGGGCGAAGTGACCGTGGTGGTCAGCGCGGCGGGCACGCGCGGGCAGTGGATCAAAACCGCCACCGTGGCCAAACGGGTGACGCCGACGAGCACGCTGGACGTGGGTGTGTTCGGCATCCTCACGGCCAACAGCACCGGCGGGGCCGGCACCACGGCCAAGGCCCTGCTGTTGGGCACGGTCATCACCGCCCCCGGCGCGCACACCCACGCGGCCACAGATATCGTCAGCGGGCTGCTGGCCCTGGCCAGGGGCGGCAGCGGAGCCGACCTGAGCGCCACCGGGCCGGGCTATCTCAAGCAGGCCTCGGGCGGAGCGGTAGTAACGGTATCGGCCATCGCCAGCGCGGACCTGCCGGCAGCCACGGAGACGGCCCAGGGCGCGGCGGAGCTGGCCACGACCGCCGAGGCTCAGGCCGGGGCGGACACCGGCCGGGTGCTGACCCCGGCGGCGGCGGCGGCGGCGTTTTACCTGAAATCGGTCTTTTTGAATACCTCAGCCGGCGCAGGAGACGCGGGTAAGCCCATCGTACTGGATGGCGGCGGCAAAATCGACGCGACCATGCTGGAGGCCAGCGACATCAACCACAATGGCTTATCCGGGCTGACCACCGGCGACCCGCACACGCAGTACCAGCTCAGGAGCGCGCTGACGACGAAGGGCGACATTTACGCCCGGACGGCCAGCGACATCGCCCGGCTGGCGGCCGGGGCCAGCGGCCAGGTGTTGAGCGCGGACCCGGCCGAACCGACCGGGCTGAAGTGGATCCCGCCGGTCAGCCCCGGGGCGGGCATCCCGGCCAGCACCGTGGACGCCAAGGGCGACCTGTTGGCCGGCACGGCGGACGATACCGTGGCCCGGCTGGCGGTGGGCAGCAACGGGCAGGTATTGATGGCCAACTCGGCCCAGGCCACCGGGTTGGAGTGGGCTTACCTGCTGCAAGATAATATTTTTATCAACGGCGGCTTCGATGTCTGGCAGCGCACGACCGACGATACCGGCGTGACGACCACCCGGAAATACGTGGCCGACCGGTGGGGAGTGCTGACCGGGGCGGGCACGCTGGCCCACGTGCAGAGGAGCACCACCCTGCGCACCGGGGCCAGGTCGAAATACGCGCTGCAACTGGACGGCGCGGCCGGGGTGACCACGGTCGACGTGAGCCAGCGGATCGAGGCGGCGATGACCGGCCTGTATAAGCAGGTGGTGGTTTTTTCCTGCTACGTTTACAACGGCTCCGGGGCCGATTTCACGCCGACGCTGTTCGCCAGCACACCCGGCGGGGCCGACGACTGGAGCAGCCCCACGGTGCGCAACGGCGGCGGCTCGGGCGAAAGTTTGCAGAGCTGCACCGACTCGGCCTGGACGCTGGTCACCTGGACGGCCGATATCAGCGGCTATACCAACATCAACAACGGCGTGGAGTTCAGGCTGCGGATACCCAGCGGCTCGCTCGTGGCCGGGGACGCGGTCCGGCTGGCCGAGTTCAACCTGGTGCCGGGCAGCGTGGCCACGCCGTTCGTGGGACGGCCCATCGCGGCCGAAATTGGCCTGTGCGAGCGATATTACCGGAAATCGTACAACCTGACCGTAGCGCCGGGCACAAACACGCTGGCCGGAGCATACCAGTACCAGACCCGGACCGCGATTCCTGGCTCGGCCGCGGGCACGCTGCGCCAGGGCGTGACCTACACCGGCCGGATGCGGATCGGGGCAGCCGTAACTATATATTCTACTGACGGGGTGGCCAACGCCATTAGCAATGTCACCGGGAGTAACGTGCGCACCGGGGTCACAGCCGCCGGATTGGGTGAGACTGGATTTTTGCAGATGGATGTTTCAGACGTCGACGCAGACGCCATCGCGGCGGATAATATTCTCAGGTTTCATTGGGGCGCAGACGCGGAGTTGTAGATGTACAAACTAAAATTAAGCGGCGAAATTCTTCACCCCGACGGCTTTGCGTTCGCAGCGGTCGCGGAAAACCGATATTACCAGGAGTACCAGGCCTGGCTGGCCCTGGGCAACACGCCGGAGCCGGCAGACGAGCCCACGCCGGAACAACTGGCCCGCGAGGCAGAGGTGGAGCAGCCCCCGCTGACGGCGCGCCAGTTCTTTGCCCAGAACCCGGCGGCGGTAGCCTTTATCCGGCTGACGCCCGAGGAACAGGCGGCGCAACTGGACGGGATGACCCTGGCCCAGACCAAGACGGTGGTCAAATATTTGGTCGTGGCCGTGAGCGCCATGATCAAACGAGAATTTCTGGGCTAGACTTTGGGCCGGATAGGTTGTATAATGGAAATGCCTGCCGGGAGGTGGGGAGTGTTCAGAGTGAGTTGTAAGGCAGGCTATGCCATACAGTCTGAACACTAGGCCTGGAGGTAGGAGAAGAGGGCCACGGCCCAGGGCTGGGGGACGAGGCGGGTGATTTTGCCGCCGGTGATTTCGACTCGTTCGAGGATGGAGAGGATGATTTCTTTCTGGGCGGCGGGGGGCGCGTCCTGGAGGCGGGCCAGGCCGGCCAGCAGCTCCTCCAGGTCGGCCTCGATATCGCGCAGGCCGGGCGCGGCGGCCAGGGAACTCTCCAGCCTGGCAATTTCCTCATCCAGCGCCCGTTTGCGGCGCTGAAATTCCTTTTTGTCGATCAAGCCATCCATATACAGGTCCACCAATCGGGCCAGGCGGGTCTGCTGGCGCTCCAGCTCGCCGCGGTCGTTGTCGGGCGGCTCGGCGGCCTGCTGGAGGGCCTGGTGCAGTTGGCCGATCAGCTCCTGGAGGAGTTCGCCTCGTTGGGCCAGGTCGAGCATGATCTCCAGGACGCCCCGCTCAACTGGCTCCGCTTTGACCATCTTTTGTGAGCAGGTCATTTTACTGTAGGCGTGGTGGTAATGGCTCTGGCCGCGCAGGTGGTGGCCGCTGAGGCGCATCCCGCACTCGCCGCAGAAGCTGATACCGCTGATCAGCCACACCCTGGGCGTGCTTTTGTTGGGGGCGCTGCGGATACAGGAGCGGCGCAGGTAATTGGCGCCCACGGTGTCGCACAGTTCGACCGGCAGAATGGGGGCGTGCCCACCGTCGAGATCGGGCCGGGCCGTTTTGTACTCCCGCCGGCTGTTGGTGACCGGGAGATCGCCCCGGTAGAGCGCCCACTTCTGGATGATGTACTGGACCTTCTGGCGGTTCCACAACACCGGCGGCTTGCGGCTGTTGCCGTAACGCCAGCCGGCGGCGTTCAGGGCCACGGCCACGTCGCGATAGCTGGCATCGGCGGCGCTGTAGAGTTCGTAGGCGGCGCGCAGGGCGTCGTGGTAGTAGCGGCGCTCCAGGTGGGGGGCGGGGCCGGGTTGATCGGGGAAGACGTCGCCGGTGGCCGGGTCCAGCAGGTATGCGGCCTGGCTGGGTATAAGGTGGAGGGTGTGCGGCTCCCGCTCGCAGCCAAAGGGCGGCGGCCCCCAGTGCCGGCCCAGCTCGCGCTGCTTAAAGCTGATGGTGGCCCGCATCCGCTCGGAGGTTTTGCGGCTTTCCATTTCAGCGAAGGCCATCAGGACAATGGCCAACGCCCGGCCGTCGGCGGTGGACAGGTCCAGGTCCTGGGTGACGCTGATCAGGGCCTGGCCGCGCGGGGCCAGCAGGTCGTCGTAGAAGGCCAGGAACTCGCGTACATTACGATGACTACGCTCAATACTTTCGACAATGACCCCGGCCACGCCCTGATCGTCCAGGCTGGCCAGGAGGTTCCGCCAGCCGGGCCGGTTGGCCTCGTAGCGGCCGCTGAGGTCCAGGTCCTCGAACCAATCGACGATAAAGCCGCGGGCCCGGGCGTACTGCTCGATGGCCGAACGCTGGCGGGCCGGGCTGTAGCGGTCTGAGCTTTCTTCGTCGTAGATGGATTTGCGCACGTAGGCGAGGAGGGTTTTCATTCTACCTCGGATTTTCCGACCTCTTGAAAGCAGATGCCGGGGTAGCGCTGGCCGTCGTAGAATGGACTATGGAAGTTCCAGGCCCACCAAAGAAGAACATAGCCTTTTCCATCTGATCTAAGGGAGAAGTTTGCGATGATTTCCTTACTCGAGATTAAGTAGTGGCAATTGCCGCACAGGAGGCAGCATTTATTAAGCTCGTCGTAATCCTCTTGCAAGACAGCTTTCGTTGCCTTTTTTTCTTTTTTCGTTGGATCGATATGGTGAAAGGTCATCGAGGCAAAACCGAGCGACTCCGGACTTGGATATTGTCCACACCTCTGGCATCGCCCGCCGTAGGCAGTGATGCAGGTTAGCGATTTGCTGATACGATTTTTACTCCAGTATTTTCGGGACTGCTCCTTCCTCTTCTCTGTCCATTCAAGGTCGATATTATACCTTGACTGTACAAACTCCCTTGCAATTGAGCGCTGGCGCGCATGCCATTCTGGGTTCTTTCTGTGTTTAAACCATCGCCACTCCCTATTCTCTGTGTTGTGGCATTTTTTACATCGGCTACGTAAGCCGGATTTTGCGCTTTTGTTTGGATAGAACTCTTTTCCTGGCTTCCACTGCCGGCACATCGAACATTGTTTGAGGTCGTCCATTAAAAATACGTCTCCTCGGCAAAGATTTTCCCCTCGGGCGTGTCATTTAGAGAGCCTGTACCGTTGGCAGTGGTGTTCAACCGTTCCATGATGTGGCCGCTCCAGATTTCCTGTTTGCCCGTGCCATCCGGGTTTTGGTGGACGCGGACGATCACACCTTTCTCGAAGTTGCAGCCGAACAGGACGGTGTCTATCTCGTTTTGGTAGGTGATCTGATAATCAACCCGGCCCGGCTGCGCTTCGATCAGCCTTAGTAACTCGCGGGCCTGGTTTTGGGAGCCAAGGCTCGCGGATTGGACGCCCAGGTCCTTACGGGCCTCGCCAACGCGGACAAGTTTAACGGCAGCCGGGGCAGGGGGCGCGGTGGGGGCGTACAGGACGTTGATAAAAATGCCGGCGGCGCACAGGGCCAGGAAACCCAGGCCAAGCAGGGCCAGGCAGGTGACGAGCCAGTTACGCTTCTTTGGCGCCATTGGCTACCCGGACCATCAGGTCGTTGGGCTCGCAGTCGAAGTATTCCAGCAGCCGCTCGATGGTGCTGATACCCACCTGCTGGGCGTTGCCGGTGGCCAGGGCCGAGAGGGTGTTGGGCGAAATGCCGGTGGCCTCAGTGATCGTTTTATAGGTTTCCTTTTTTCCAGTTTTGGCGTAGCGCCGCCCCATTAGCTCGCGGATGCGCCAGCGGATCGCCATCATTGGGCTACCTCCTGAAGTGCTAACATTAAGATACACCCGTTTTGCTGTGGTGTCAATGGGGATTTACTAGTGTTAGTAAAATTTTAAGGTAAACCCCTTGTATATTTTACTGACCTGTGTTATAATTTTACTAACTTTAGTAAAGCAATCGGAAATAAAATAGCCCACCGGCGAGGGCCTCGACAACTCACACCGGCGGGCACACCCCCAACAAGGAGGCACAATGTTAAATCTACAGGAAATCGCTTCTCAAGTCAAATCCGCAGACCTCGGCCAGGTCCAGTTCAACCCCGGCACGCCGCTCTGGATCAACGAAAGTTACCGGACGCTGAAGAGCCTGGGCTGGGTTTGCATCAACAGGGAGATCCACCCGGCCGACCGCGTGCCCGTTTTCCGGCGGCCCTCGACAGGCACGGAACGCACGGCCAGTATCCGGCGCAATAAAATGGTGCCAGGTGCGTGGCTGGTGGTAATTAATGGTGAAACTTACGACGCCAGCGGCGACCTGGCCGAGGTGACGGAGCAGGTGGACCAGGTCGTGGCGCAGGCCGACCCCCTCCCTCAACCCCTCCCCCCGGCCGACCAGGTCGCGGCCGACCTGAAGGCCCAGCACCCCGAGCTGGCCGAGCGGGTCGACCGGGCGCTGGAGCTGGTCAAGGCGGGGATCATCGAGTTTGACCATTACCAGACCGGGGCGCTGATGACCACCAACCCGCCCACCCGGCGCTGCTCGTGCCCGGACGCAGAATTTCGCGCGCCGCAGGTGATGGGCATCGGGATGTGCTGCAAGCACTGCCTGGCCCAGCTTATCGCCGAGCGGGTGGAGCAGGAAGCGGAGCGGGTGGCGTACCGGCACATGATCGACAAGATCGAGATGGGCCGGGCGCGGAGCCAGGCCCAGCAGCCGGCGGAGGAGAAGCCCAGCATTTTGGACCTGCTCGACTACGACGAACCGGCGGCCCGCGCGCAGGCGCTGCCGGCGTGGACCGTCCGCGAGGACAAAATGCAGGAGTGGTTATGAGACTGGTCATCCGCTGCTTTGGGCACAAGATCGTGGCCGAGATCGCCGAGGACGGCCGGACCAGCTTCACGATCACGAACGGGAAAGACGGCGAGGAGTTTACCGGGCGCGGCTTCGACGATCCGAAGAGCGCGATTGATTTCGCCAAGCGGCACATTCTGAGGCAGAGATGATGATCCGGGTGTGCGCGTGGTGCGGGAAATTTTTGGGGCTGCGGCTGTGCTGGCGCTTCTGGCAAATCGGCCGCTCCCACGGGATTTGTAAGGCGTGTTATGATAAAATGGAGGTGAAATGATGAAGGCGACGATTGCAACGATCAGCCCCAATGGCTACACGGTTGTTTTTGAGACGCCCGAGGCCGACCTGGCCAAGCTGCTGCCGACGCTGGCCAAGATCGAGACGCAACTGGCCGAGGCCGGCTACCTGGGCAACGCGGTGCGCGAGTACCCCAAGACGCCCACAGGCGAGCCGATCTGCCCCAAGCACGGCGAGCCGATGCGACTGCGGGAAAAGCAGGGCGATGAGTGGTACAGCCACAAGGTGACCGGCTCCGATGGCAAAGAGCACTATTGCCGGGGCCACGCCGGGAAAAACTCGCCCGGCTGGGATTACTAAATCAACCGGCCGGCCTGGCCAGCGCTGGGCCGGCCTCACTTTGGAGGTGATGACGATGACAACGTGTGTTTTCTGTGATGCGCCGGCGGTGGCCTTGGCCGGGGACCTGGAGGTGTGCGAGGAGCATTACAACCAGCTCGCCAGCCCGGACCCGGCGCCCACCTGCGACCAATGCGGCGGGGCGCTCAGCCAGGAGGATATCGAGGCGGGGGAAACGACCTGCCTGGATTGCGCGGCGGAGGCGCTGACGGCGGAGATCGACCTGGAGAGCCCGCTGCTGGCCACTGTGCGGCTGAGGCTGGAGGGCGGCGAGGCGTAGCCCGGCCCCAGAAACAAGGACCGCCCGGCGCACGCTGGCCGGGCGGTTTTTGTTTTCCCGGCAGTTTGTTACGATTTCTAACGATTTCAGGTAAATTCTAACCGTTTTGTAATGGAATTGTAACAATTTATAAAGGAGAAATTACAGAAATTCTGATATAATGGGCAGCATCCTTTGTTATCCCTTCAGCGTAGAGGTAAGCCGATGAGGTACCAGAGCAACGGAGTTCGGAAACTCCAGACCATCGCGCAGTCAGCTCATTTGACTGCGCTTTTTTTATCGACGTTATGTAAAATTCCTGAGGATGAAGTTATGGGGGCGGTTCGTTCTCTTGAGCGGCAGCGCGACGCTGCTCCTCTAATTGGGCTGTACGATAGTTCAGCGCCCAGTTCAGCAGCAATTCTCTTTCATCAGAACTGAGCCGCTCCAGGGCGGCCTCTAACCTGTCCACGTTGAGGTCCGGCTTGCGCCGCAGGCCGTCGGAGGCCCGGCGGTGCTCCTGCTCGCTGCGCCGCCAGCGGATGAAGTCGTAAACGCTGAGCAGCTCCAGGTGGTCGAGGTGACGAAGCTGGTCGATGATGTCCTCCAGGTCGGGGGCGATGATCTCCTGCCCTTCATCCTCCTGGTTGGCGTAAACGGGCCGGGCCAGGAAATAGGAGGCGCGGCGCTCCTCCCGCAGCACAGCCGGCGGGTGGCCGGCCAGGCTGCGGACCATATTGAGCAGCAGCTCCCGCTGGCCCCCGGGCAAGGTGTGATAAACGTGCAGCAGCTCGGCCTCGCCCGGGTCCGGCTCCGGGCTGGGCGGCAGCAGCCCGGCCAGCCGGAAAACCCGCTCCGGCGGCTGGCCCAGGGCCCGGGCGATGGCCACGCAGACGTCCGGGCCGGCCTTGCGGTCCCCGCTCAAAATTTTGTGAATAGTGGTCGGCCCCAGCTCCGCCCGCCGGGCCAGGTCGGCCGGCAGCCAATCACGTTGTTTCAATTCCTCTTGTAGCCACTCCAAAAAAATCTCCATTTGGGTAATATTTTACCCCTAAAGGACAATACTTTGGGGAAATAAAATTTCCCTCTTGACATACCGTAAAAGCTGTGATATACTCTACACATCTGGGTAAAATTTTTACCCTGTGGGGTGAGAGTTTATGAACCAAGTCACTTTTGGCAAACAGATCAAGGCGATCCGGCTGATCCGGGGCATCTACCAGGAGACGCTGGCGCAGCAGTTGGGCGTATCCAGGCCCACGCTGGTAGCTATCGAGCGGGACCAGGTGCTGCCGACGCCAGAAAAAAAGCAGGCTATCGAGGCCGCGCTGAACATCCGGTTTGACGACCAGGAAGTTCGCGCGGCTTTTGCTATCCTGGCCGGCGGGGGGTCGAACAATGGCCGAAGTTGAGAGCCAGGTGCGGGTGGTCGTGGGCCAGGACGCCGACCGGGCGTACTGGCAGCGGGTGCGGTCGGTATTGGCCCGGCGGCAGACGATGGCCCTGGACAACCGGCAGCGGTTCATCCTGGCCATCGCTGCGGCGCTGGTGGATATCAAAACAGCGGAGGCCGGGCGATGAGGATGTCCAGCGAACAACAGCTTGGGTTGGCAGGCGAACTCTGGGCGCTGGAGGAATTGCAGGCGCGGGGCTACCCGGCCCAGCTTTGCAGCGACTGGCTGGCCGACGTGGATATGATCCTCGACGGCGTGCTGCCGGTCGAAGTGAAGCTGAGCCGCCCCCGCCCGCAGCCGCACGGCAAGGGCTGGCGGGAACGCTGGCAGTGGGACGTGAGCCGGCTGCCCAAAAACGCCGACAGCCTGGTGCTCTTGATCGCCGAGGACGGCGAGGGCGCTCGCTTCTGTTTCGTCGTGCCGTCGTGGGTCTTTTTTGGCCGCGGCACGCGCACCCCCAGCCTGACCTCGCACCCGCTGGAGTACGCGCACCGCGGCCGGGGCTACCTGGCCCGCTATTTTGAGGCCTGGCATCTTATCCCCGAGGTGCTGGCCACCCGGCGGCGACTGGCCGGGCAGTTGACATTACCCCTCTTTGCGATGGAGACCTCCCAATGAATACATTTGAATTAAAGGACCGTCTGGTGGCCGCCCTGCGCGAGCAGAGCGGGCTGGAAAAACACCGGCCCTACCTGGGTATGAGCGGGATCGGCCAATGCCCGCGCAAGCTGTACCTTGAATTTGTGAACGGCCGGCCTGAGCCGACCGACCAGAGCCACTGGTACTGCTGGACCGGTTACCTGCACGAGCAGGCTATCGTGAACCTGCTGGGCGAGGTACCGGCCCGGCAGATGGAGGTAGTGGCCGATTTTGACGAGCGTTTCCGGGGCCACGTGGATTACCCGCTGGGCGAGCTGGTCGTGGATATCAAGTCGGTGTCGTGGGACAAATACGGCCGGGTCCGGGCAAATGGGACGGCGCTGGCCGAGCACATCAAGCAGATGCAGATGTACATGAGACACGGCGGGTTTGCCAGGGCCGCGCTGGTCTACATCGCCAGGGACGTGCCGCATAAAGAATGGGCCGGCCTGCCGCTGTGGGTGTACGAAGTCGAGTACCTGCCCGATCTGGCCGACGAGCTGGACGCCAAGGCCAGGGCTATCCTGGCGGCGGTCGATGCGGGCCGCCCGCCCCGGTGCGAGTGCGGCTGGTGCCGCTAAGTTGTTAAAAAGGCTGCGCCGTTCGTGACAAAGGGCTGAGGTGTAGACGGCGGCGCGGCTGGGTTTTCTTCTCCTTACGATGCCCGGCCGGTTTGCACGTAGCCGGCCGGGCCAGGGAGAGCTTGCAAATATCCACCCCTCTACCTGCCCCCGCGCAATCGACAGGGCCAATGTCTTCGCAGGCAGGCAGGGGGGTCGATGGGTGTAAATCTGGCTCCTTATGTCTAACATTTTAGCATCGATTTGCAGGGAGCGTGTAATGAACATCGACTGGACTGGAATAATGGCGGGGGGCCTGCTGGCGGGCCTGCTGCTGCTGGTGGGGCACTGGTTCCCGTGGGAGCGGTTCGTGGAGGGCGGGCTGCGCCGGATCGAGGCCTACATCTACGGCACGGCGGCCCTGCTGGCCGGCTTTACGCTGGCGGCCTGGCTGAATGACTGCCCCTGGGCGGCGCTGTGGCTGGCCATGATCGACGTGGCAGGCGGCCTGGCGGTGGTCGGGGCGTACAAGGTGGACGATATTTCGCGCGGCCTGGCCGGGACGAGACGGCAGGCCCGGCGGGCCAGGTACATCGATGCGGACCAGGACGAATAGCCGGGCCTGGGCGGTGGTCCACGAATTGCAGGACGAGATCGCGCTGCTGAACCGGATCGAGGACTGCCGGCACCGCATCGAGCGGGAGGCGATCCAGGACGGCTCGTACGACCTGATCTGTGACGAGGCCTTTCAGTTGGAGGCGCACCTGCGCAAGGCGCTGACGCTCTGGAAGCGGGCGCAGAACAACCTGATCAGATTACTGGAGGCGATCAATGCCGAAACAATGGGAACCGACGACGAGATTTTGGGTACAGGCGAGCACGGTGATAGCCCTGATCGAGCTGGGCTACACCACCCTGAGCGAACTGGCAGAGAAAACCGGGCGGAGCACGAGCACGGTCTGGTTGATGCTCCGGCGGCTGGAGAAGCTGGGGTTTGTGTCCCGGACGCCGGGCACCTCCGGCACGCTGCGGCTGACCGGGCAGCACGTGCCTCTGATCCGGCTGGCGGTGGCCAGGTCCAGCGGAGCCTTAACGGGGGTGAGAAATGGCGGGGCAGCCGATCATTCACGAGGGACGGCCGGCAGCGCTGATCGACGGGAAAATCTACCCGCTGACCAAGTGCCGGCTGTGCGGGCGCAACATCTGCTTTGTGCCGACGGAGAAAGGCCGCCTGATGCCGACCAACGTGGACGGCTCGAACCATTTCGCCACCTGCCCGGCCAAACCGGAGCGAAAGAAATAGCTCTTCGTGTAGCTAATGGGTTTAACCCCACCACTTACCCCTCGCGGCCTGGCCGCCGGGTCCACTAAATAAGAAATTTCCGATTGTACCGATTATTTTATGACTATTTGGGCAGAGACGCTTAACCAACTGAAGCAGCAGATGCCGGCGGAGACGTTCCACTGGCTGGCCAATTCGACGGCCGAGGAAGCGGGCGACCGGCTGACGGTGCACCTGGCCAGCGAGCAGGCGCGGGAGTGGGTGGCCAACCGGCTGGCCAGGCAGATCGGCCGGATGGCGGAGCACGTGGCCGGGCGGCGGGTGGAGATCCGCTACGAGGCCAACGGCACGCAAGCGCCGGCCCCTCGACGGGATGAAACCCCGCCCCAAACTCCCCCAGCGCCCGACAGCGAGGCGCAGCAGGTCCCGGCCGACCTGGTGGAGTTCGATTTTTACGGCGAGGGCGGCGGCGGCTGGGTGCGCTTTCCGCATTACGCGCCCCGCTTCGTCCGGCCGTACCTGGGCGATGAGGCGTTCGACATCTGGGAGTACATCCGGGCGAGATCGAAAGACGCCCAGATTAGCTGGACGCCGCCGCTGGAGGTGTACGGCTCCGAGTTGGCGGCGGTCATCCGGGCCAACGTGCAGCGGGTTGTGGGCGTGTGGCGGCAGTGCCGGGTATTTAACCGGTGCTACCTCCAGGACGGCGAGGTGCTGGCCGAGTGCTGCGGGTTACATGAGGGCGGCGAGATTGGGAAAATCCGCTCCAATAAATTCCCGCAGGGGCGGCCGGCCTGCCGCTACTGGGTGCACGGGGCGCTGGAGATCCTGGTGCAGGAGGGGCTGGCGGTGTTGCAGAAACACGGCAGCTCGCCGCGCTCGACCTTTTACACCATCCAGGTCTACCAGCGGCTACCCTTGCTGGTGCCCAGGCAGGTGGCGCGGCTCCAGGCCAAGCTCCAGGTGGCTCACGCCCGGTTTTTACGGGCCCGGGGCAAGCTGGAGGCGTGGCAGGAGATCGACGTGTACTCGATGCTGGCCCTGGCCCAGGACGAGGCCGGGCTGGAGCTGCCGGTGCCCGAAGTCGGGGTTTTTCGTGCACGTGCACGAAATAGCGAGTTTTTTCGTGCACGTGCACGAAATACGGCCCGCAATATTATTTTTTTTTCCAAAATATCGCGTGCAGCGCACGAAAACGGCACGGAAGAGGCGGACGAATGCACGGAAACGGGCGAGGGGAACGGGTGCGGCGGGGAGGCTTTTTCGGGCAGTGCATCGGATACAGCCGTATAAGAATAAAGAGTCTTAGGATTAAAGAATGAAGAGGATCCTACCGGAGGGAAAAATGACGTACCCGTTACTGGGCTTGATTGGATTGGCGCTGCTGGCCGGGCTGCTGTGGCTGGGCCAGCAGGCGCGGGAGGTGCGAGGGGAGCTGGAGCGGCTGCCGTCGAGCGAGGCGGAGCCCCAGCCGTGCCCCGAGGCCCCCTGTGGCTATATGAGCTACCGGTGGGACGTGCCCCACTCGGCGACCAGGGTGGTGGTGATTGATAGAGAGTGGCGGGAGCGCCAGCGATATCTGGTGCATTGGAACTAAGGAGGTCTTATGATCGAGGAAAAAACGCTGAAGTTAGACGAGGTGACAATCGACAACTCATTAAACCCGCGGGACGGGGCGCTGGACCAGGACGTGGTGATGGAATACGCCATGCACTACCAGGAGCTGCCGCCGATGCACGTCTTCACCGTGGCGGGCGCGGGCTACCTGCTGGTGGCCGGCTTCCACCGCATCGCGGCCCACCGGCTGGCCGGGGCCAGGGAGGGGCGGTTCATCGTGCACCAGGGCACTCGCCTGGACGCGGCCGAGTATGCCGACCTGGACAACCTGAAGCACGGGCTGCGGCTGACCAGGGCGGAGAAGCGGCAGGTGATCGAGCGGCAGCTCAAACGCCACCCGGACTGGAGCGACGTGCGGATCGCGACGGTTTGTACTACAACCGATAAAACGGTGCGCAGCGTGCGGGAGGAGCTGGAGGCGAGGTCGGAAATTCCGACGTTGGACGTGCTGGTCGGCGCGGATGGCATCAGCCGGCCCAGGACGGTGGCCAGGCAGCAGCCGAAGGTGTTCACGGATGAATTTGGCAACCGGGCGGTAGAGGTGACGGATGGGGACGTGGCGGCCGGGATGGCAGCCCTGTTTTCAGATGACGAGCCTGCCGAGCCGGAGACGGATGACGATCTGGCCGGCCCTGACCCGGACGCCGAATTAGAGATAGAGGCCGAGGCCGGGCAGGACGCTGACGCGCAGGATGAGGAGCAGGACGAGGCTGAACCGGAAGGGGTTTGTGCGCGGTGCATCGGCTCCGGGGTTTGCCAGACCTGCAAGGGGACGGGAATGGCGGCCGATGGGCACGGTTATTGCCCTGAATGCGGCCCGTCCGGCGCTACCGGCGAGTGCCCTGCCTGCCAGGCGCGAGCGCTGGAGATTACCAGGGAAGAGGTGGTGGAACTGGATTTGGATGTGGCCGACCCAGATCAGCCGGAGCCAGCAGCCGAGGCGCAAACCGCCGACCTGCTGGCCCGGATGAAGGCCCACCAGCCCGCCCCCAAAGCGGCGCCCACTGCGCAGCCGTTGCAGATGGCCAAGCCGGCTCCCGCGCCCCAGGCTCTCCAGATGACGAAGGCCGAGCCGGACACGATCATCACGATCACCTTGAAACCGACCGGCCTGGCCCTGATCAGCGTGCAGGCCGACGGGCGCCCGCCCCGGCTGCTGTCAGCGCACCGGGAGAGCCTGCTGGAGAAATTACAGGAGCTGCTGGCCCCGGTGCCGGAAGCAGAGGGGCAGGCGGAGGAGTGGCTGACAATTAGCAATTAACAATTAGCAATTAGCAAGGAGACGACGATGGCAGAACAACGGATTTTCAAATATGGGGAGAACGTCTACGAGGACCCGGGCGGCGAGTTCAGTATCGACGACGTGCGGAAACATCTGGCCCAGTTTTTCCCGGAGCTGGCCCAGGCGACGCACAGCGAGAAGAAGCTGGAGACGGGCGAGACGGAGATCACCTTTGCCAAGAAGGTGGGGACGAAGGGGGCGACGTACAGGGGCAGCCTGGGAATGTCCACGATGACAATCACCACGCCCGATTGGCCGGCCTGGATCCCGGTGGAGGAGCGGCGGCCGCCGGCGAAGGAGAAGGTGCTGCTGCTGTTTGAGAACGGGGACATGATCGTGGGCACGGGCGATTTCGGCCAGCGGCTGGAGATGCCGCAGTTTGGGCCGCTGACGCACTGGCTGCCACTGCCCCCGCGGCCAGGGGCAGCCGGGTGAACGCGGTGGTGGAGCGGCTGCTGAAGCTGCGGCCGGTAGAAGTGGAGGCGGTGGCCCTGGTGGCGGAGCTGTGGCCCGAGGGGCTGCCGCCGGACGCGGACGGGCTGCTGGCCAGGGCAGGCGAGATTGAGAGCGCGCTGGAGCAGGCCGAACGGCTGAGCGAGGCGTCAAAAAGGATCGTGGAATTATGCTCGAAGTTGCAACCTATCCCAGCGCCGGAGCCCCCGCCCGGTTTTTGAGACCAGCGGAGGTGATGCGGCGGCTGCGGCCGGTCCGGCTGGGGCAGCTGGCGGGCGAGCTGCGGGGCTTGAATTGGACGGCCCAGGGGCTAGGGCTGATCCAGGAGCATTTCCCGGACAAGCTCCAGGAGTTCAGCCCGAACGACAGCTGGTACGAGATCCTGAGCAGCTTCCTGCATATGGTGGAGGAGGCCGGCTGGTTCGAGATCGATTGGCAGTACCTCGACTACACCTGGGAAGTGATAGGAAACTACGACTCCGAAGACGAGGACGACGCGGGCAACCCCGAGTACGACCTGGCGGCGGCGCTGGACGTGATCCCGGTGTGTTTTTACAACTGGTCCGGGGAGCAGTGGTGGAACGAGGTGCCGGAGAATTACGGCTGGCTGGCGCTGCTGGCGGGGATGTTCACCGACAAGATCAAGCTTGACGCGGAGCAGTTGATCGACCTGGAGATCTACGACGCGCTGGCGGATTTCACGGTGGTGGAGCTGGTGGAGCGGCTGCAGACGACCGACTGGTGCAAGTTCCAGGAGCCCTTGTGCTGGCTGCCGGAGATGGTCGGCCTGGCCGTGGGACACACGGGCAACGCGCTGCTGGACGGCTACCGGGAGATGTTCGAGC